ATTTATATGTGTTATACTAGTAAATAATTACTAGGAGACATTTATGATCGAAGGGTTTAAAATACCGCAAGTAACATTTAAAACACGAGTTAGAGATGGAAGTATAGGAGGCGATAATCCTTATCGATGGGAAGATAAAACTACGGATGATTACTTTAAAGGTAAGCGTGTAGTATTATTTTCACTTCCTGGTGCATTTACGCCAACTTGCTCTACCTACCAGCTTCCGGGCTTTGAAGAAAATTACGATAACATTCGTAACCAAGACATTGATGAAGTTTATTGTATGAGCGTTAACGATGCATTTGTTATGAATGCTTGGGCAAAGACGCAGGACATTCAAAACGTAAAAGTGATTCCGGATGGATCGGGCAATTTTACTCGCTTTATGGGTATGTTGATTGGCAAGAATCATTTAGGATTCGGGCTACGCAGTTGGCGTTACATGGCAATTATTAACGATGGTATAGTTGAGAAGTGGTGGCAGGAACCTGGTATTAATAACGATGGTTCGGACGATGATCCGTACATAGAATCAACACCAGAAAATTGCGTAAGCTATCTTGAACAAAATTTCTAAAGCACTTATTATTCGCAGGCTCCAAGTTCCGTTATCAATGGAATATGCACAATTTTGTGCAGAGTCTTGCGAAAAACATAATCTAGATTACGAATTTATTGACGCTGTTGAATTTTTAGAATGTAGAGAAGCATTTAAGTCAGTGGGCGCAAAAAAAATTAATTCCTACAAAAATAGGGCAGGACTGCATAAAATGGGAAACTGTTGCTGTCACGCTTCTCATATCAAATGTTGGAAACGCATTGTAGAATTAGATGAGACTTGTATAATTCTAGAACATGATGCAGTAGTAAAAGGAGATGTGCGTAACATAGAAATTCCTGATATGGTTACTACTACTTTTGGACACCGTATTCAAAATATTGATGACTATACTCCTCCGCACGAAGCAACAAAATTAGTAAGAATTAAAAGAGCATTAGGATGTCATGCTTATGCACTTACTCCCAAAAGTGCTGAATGGTTATGGGAAGATGCTAGAGTTGGCGTAAAACTTGAGTTAGATTATTATCTTATGATTAATCCGCCAACTGTATTGCCTTTATATGTTTGCGAACCCCCGCAAGTTGTAGGATGGGAAAGAGCTTCAACAACAAGATTTACTAAAGACAACCAAACTCCAACGGCACAAATATTTACTGAGATTAATAATCAACATCCTGACTCTATTACTGAAGGTTGGAAAAAAGGATATAAACCTCAAAAAAGTGGTTGACATTGTTTGTAATGATGTTATATTAGTTACATAAGTTAGGCGACGGTCTAAGTTAGATAGTGCAAGGAACGGTGTTGCGTAGTGACACAACTTGGCTAGTAGCTGTAGTGGCAACATATGATTGTAGAGATACAAAGATATGTTTTTGGAAGTAACTATCCGATGCTAGGCTCCTCCGAATTTGGCATGAGCTACTAGGAGGTTGTTGGTAATCATTAAGTCCAACCTATCACCTTATTATTAAAAGCTCGGCATTCTATGTCGGGCTTTTTCTCTTTGTGATAAATACTATTGTCAGATAGTGTGCCGCAAGGCGGACTTATGCTGCACCACAGCGTACTGGATAGAACCCAGATAGGACTACTAAACAGGAGAAAACAAATGGGAAGACCAATTAATAAAAGGTTAATGGGAGCGCCAACAGCAGGCGGATCCGAAATCAAAGTAAACTTTCATAACGGCACAGCAGTTAAAGAAGGCTATATTGTAAAGCAAAAAGGCTCAAAGAAATTTGTATGCGAAGAAATTGAAACAGCAGGCGAATTTACTTGTGTATTAAAAACTGGGGTATTACCAGCAGCATTACAAGAAGGCGAAATGTCAATTTCAGTACTAGGCGATGATGGCGAAACATATGGCGTAAGCAAAATTTCAGGCCGTAAAGTTACACTAGCAGCTCCGAGTGCAACAGGTTCAAACGCATTAGATGGCACATCAATTGCATGGAACTTTACAGTAGACGGCGCAGACGGTGCAGTACAAATTGAAGAAGCTGGCGATGATAACACATTAACTGGTACCGACGACGACGACTTCACCGAAGACGCATAAGTTATAATCTAGGATAGACTATGTCAAAGTTCATTAAAACAAGTAGTGACGATTTAACATTAAAAACAGCTTCGGGAGGAACAATTAATCTTGAAACTGGTACAGGTGTTGGATTAGTTTCAGTCTCAGGAGACTTGCGTGTTTTGGGAACTACGACGACAGTAAATTCAACAGAAGTAACTGTAGCAGATAATATCATTGAATTAAACACCGGTGAAACTAGCGGCAGCGTAACACTAGGTTCAGCGGGTTTAAAGATTGATAGATCATACGAAGGGTCTACTCCTCCAGCAGGACAAGGCGATGTGTTTTGGGCGTATCATGACGATACGCCTGATCCTATCAATGGTAGAGGTCTGTGGAGAGCAAGGCACGACGGCGGCGAGTTTGTAGGTATTGCAACTAATCACATTAGTACTAGCGGCACGGATCTTACATTAATTAATGCTGTATCGGGCGTAGTTACAGTAGGAACAAGTTCTGCATATGAATCAAGAGTTACAGATCCTAATCATATGCCAAATAAAAAATATGTTGATGATTCTATTGTAAACGCTTTTGCAACAGTTCTTTTACCACAAATTGGTGACGGAATAATAGATGTTTCGGGTGTTGTAGTTTCAGACAATGAAAACAGCGGCGTTGACAGTGTTATCAATTTTTCAATTGACGGGAATGTTATTTCTTCAGTATTTGCAGATAGATGGGAATTTGACGAAATTAGAATTGCTGGAACTGTAATTGAAACACTCAGCAGTAATGAAGATTTAATTTTGCGAGCACCAGGTACTGGAAATGTTAGAATTGATGATACCGTACATATAAACAGTGTTCCGGGAGACGATGATATTATTTTAGAACCGCCTGTACCAACAGACGGCGCAAAGATTTATGTATCAGATCAATATACGGGCAAAAGCGGAATATATTTCGTTAATCAAAATAATAATAGAGACGAATTAGTAAGTAAAAACAGAGCACTTCTTTTTGGAATGCTTTTTTAAGGAATAGAAATGGCAATAGTAAATGCACAAATAAAAATTACTGACACTAACGTATTAGATCCATTTGGAGCAAATCCTGCGCCTTATGAAGGTGCAGTACCACAAAATAAGACTTATGCTATAACAAACATACTTATATGTAATCCTTCAACATCTGATACGATTGCGTTTGATATGCATTTAGTTCCGTTTAATGATCCTATCGATACAAACACAACAGCAGTAGTAAAAAGTTTAAGTTTACCACCAGGCGAAACTTTTACATTTGATTCAGAAAGGGTAATTTTAGAACAAGGCGATAGAATAGTATTAATTGCAGATACTGAAGGAAGTTTTGGTAACATTTCTGTAAGCAACATTGTTCCAGGAAAAACTTATCAAATTGTTACACCTGGAGATACCGACTTTGTTTCAATTAATTCTCCTAATAATACAGTAGGAACATCATTTATTGCATCTGCTGCCGGAACAGGAACTGGAACTGTTACTTTAGAAGGATATAGCGCATTAGCAGCAACAGTAAGTTATATGGAAGTGTAAGATGAGATTACTCAAAGCGCAAAATACTAATCTGCGAAACATATATGGTAAAGGCGTGAAGTATGACTATGACAATCAAGTTATTGTAGATAGCCAAAGAGCTATGCTTGTTCCTAAAGGACCACTTAGTGAGCAGCCAGGACAGCCTGGAGTTATAACAGGAGCAGTTAACGGTCAGATTCGTTACAACACAACCGATGAGCAGTTAGAAGCATACCAAGACGGCGCCTGGAGAGAAATACGTTTTAAAGAACCTAATAGAGATCCAGGAATAGTTTGGCAAAATTTAGGAACTGGCGACGGTACAGAAACAGTATTTGGCGAACTTCAAAGCAATGATACTGATTACCCTTATCCAATAGCAAAAGAGCATATACTTGTTCTTGTAGAAAATGTTATACAAATACCGCTTGACAATTATAGTATTAGACAAACAGCTGAAGTTGATACTACAGGTCCTAATGCACCTTACACATCAACAGGCACTGGCTGGTGGGTAGAATTTACATCTGCTGTCCCTATAGACAAAGAAGTAACTATAATTCATAACCTAGACAAATAAATACAGTATCAGGAGATACTAGATGCCAGAACCAAAGAATGGCCGTATAGGCGGCGGTGTACTTAAAGATAATCTAGAAATTTACCAAGGGGGCACCCCCGGAGGTAGAGATTATTTAAATTTCGCAAATTTACAAACAGACATTGATTCTGGAAATCCTTTACTGCACCTTAACGCTAAAGATGAACAAATTGGTGTTAATACCGATAGTATTTCTTTTGATTTACAAACTCCTAATAATATTGGTTCTAGTAATATAATTGCATCTACTACAAGTATTGCAAACTTATTTGATATTACGTCAAATCGTATAGACTATCTTGTTGGTTCAGATCTGTTACTTTCTTCAGCAGTTGATATCGAAGCAACTGCAATAAGCACGAATAATCTTTTGTTAGATTATAATACAATAAGCACATACACTTCTGATTCAAACATAGAGTTGCGACCAAATGCTGCATTTGTAAATATTAGATCACACTGGAATAATACAGGATCCATACATGCAACAGGAAATATTGAATTCGGTGGAAACTTTACTCTAGGTGATTCAGATCAGGATAATGTAGTATTTGAAGCAGACGTTGCTAGTGACATATTACCCGATACGACAGACAACGTTTCATTAGGATCTCCGAGTAAACGGTTTGATAAAATATATAGTAGGGCATTAGACACACGCAGTTTAACGTCAGAAAAAGTTGTATTATCAGGTACACGCCTTGAATTACGTCAAGGTAATATTTTTTATGTAAGCACACTAGGAGATGATACAAACGTTGGCGATCATCAACACGGTGCTTTTAGAACAATTAAACATGCTTTAGACGTAGTTGACGCTAGCTCTGCAGGCCCTGTAACTATTCATGTATATCCTGGAGAATACGAAGAAGAATTTCCGTTAATTGTGCCTGAACGAGTTACAATATCAGGTGAAGATATAAGAAACTGTATTATTAAACCTACTACTGGTACAAATACAAATAATGCATTTGAAGTTAATCAAAATGTTACAATCGAAAATATTACAATAAAAGATTTTTTTAGCCCAGGATATGCATTTACATTTGCAAATAATGCAATTATAACAGAACGCTCGCCGTACATTAGAAACATAACTGTTATAACAAAAGGAAGTGTTGTGAGTGCTACAGATCCAAGAGGATTTGATCAAGGCGATGCAGGCAAAGGTGCACTTATTGACGGGTCAATTACGGCATCTAGTTTAACTGAAGCTAGTATGCTATTTCATGCTGCAACATTTATAACACCAGGCGTTGATGCAATTACAATGACAAATGGCGTTAGAGTAGAATGGCTCAACAGTTTTACTTATTACGCAAATAGAGGATTGTATGCAATAAACGGAACTGCTGGTAAAGCTAATAATGGGTCAACATTTGGTGCAGAAGTTAGGTCAATTGGATCAGCATGTGTATATGGTAACTTTGGTGCAGTAGCAGACGGCGCAGATACGTTAATGTATTTAATAACGCACAACTTTGCATATATCGGTACAGGTAAAGACAAGTCAAACGACAAATCATTATCAATAGAAAATAATGAAATTGTTAAAATAAACAACGGTGTTATACATTTTACTAGTACAGACGAAACAGGAAAATTCCGTGTAGGAAATAATTTTTTTGCTGATTTCGAAACTGGTACAACAAGTATAGATGCAAGTGCAATTGATTTTAGTGGAATAAGTCAAATCATTACACGTAGTGGCGATAGCGAAACTTTTATAAATGGATCAAGAATTGATACAGGAAATATAAGAATTAGTGGTAACACTATTACTACAATTGATAATGAATTAGTACTTACACCTGTAACAGGAATATTTAATACTGACAATAATCCGGGATTAATATTAAGTAATAGCGACGACACTACAAGAACTAATATTCAAGGAAGTATTAGGTATAATACTAGTACAAATTTATTTGAAGGCTATTCTACAGGCAATCTCAGTTTTGGCGGAACTTATTCTGATGATAGAGCAACAAGTTTGCGAGCACATCAAACTAATAACACAATTATATTAACAGCAAATAATGTTGTAGCAGGAACATTAGATGCAACAAAATTAAGCTTAGTAGGGTTATCAGACGGAGACGTGTTATTTGATAATAATCTTATTACAACAACAGAATCTAATTCTAATTTAGAACTTAGAAGAAACGGAACAGGAATAATTGAAGCTTTTGATATAGATCTTAGAGATAAAAATATTATCAATACCTCTAATAATACATTAGTTTTAGGTGCTGTAGGCGAAGGCTATGTAAAATTTGATAGTACTACAGGTCTTGTTATACCGTGGGGTAATACAATATCTCGACCTCCTAGTCCCGAATTAGGAGACACACGCTGGAATACAAGCGACGATCAATTAGAAACTTGGAACGGTACTGAATGGCAACGTAGTGCAGGTACAGGTGAAGACGTTGATGCTAATACAATTAACGAATTACTAGATCTTTACACTATAGTTTTAGGTTAACAAAACAATAACCTATCAGACTATAATTCACACTTTTAGCTAAATACTATTAATGCAGTACAGCGACCATTGTATTGCAGGGTCAAACTGTGGTTAACCAGCAAAGAGCCGTGAGGCTGAGAATTTGGCTAGAGGGACAGGATCCCCGTATTGAGGAGAAGAGATGGCTATCGGTCGCATATCAGGTCCGCTCTTAAAGCAAAACTTACTTCGTGAGGGAGTAAATTTAGCTTTTGAGAACGACCTTCTATATCTAGATGTACAACAGTCTAAGGTAGGCATCAAGAATGCTTCACCCCAATACGAATTAGATGTTACCGGCACAACTAGAACTACTACTTTAAATGTTTCTTCAACAGCTAATTTAGGCGATATTGTTATAAATGCTGCCGGTATTGGCACTACTCAAGATACGATGGTTCTTGGAACTACAACAGGCAATTCTGTAGTATATCAAAATAAACTAAGAGTTGACAGTTTAGAACTACAAAATAATGCTATTAGAACAATTAACTCAAATGAAAATTTAGAATTAAATCCAAACGGTACAGGAACCGTAGAAATATTTGCTGATACAAATGTTTACGGAAACATTACAGCAACAGGATCAATCACAGCAGACGGTAACATTACCATTGGTGATGCTGATACTGACAATATTACATTTAATGCAGAACTAGCTTCTAATATTATCCCAGATATAGACAACACTTATTCGTTAGGAAGCAATCCAAACGTAGCCGGCGGTAAAGAATGGTCAAATGTTTATACTGACGAATTTTACGGCACTACAGTAACAACAACCAATCTTAACGTAGACGGAATAGACTTGTCAACTAGACAAGGTAATTTATATTACGTTTCAGAAAATGGTGACGATACAAATAGTGGCGACCATCCTAACGATCCGTATGGTTCATTAAGATATGCACTAAGTCAAGCAACTAGCGGCGACACAATTCACATTTATCCAGGAGTTTATCAAGAAATAACTCCATTAACAGTACCTGTAGGAGTTACTGTAAAAGGACACAGTATGCGTAGTGTAATACTTGAACCTACGGGAGCTACTCATACAAATGATATATTTCTCTTAAATGGAGAAAGCACAGTTGAAGATGTAACTATTAGAAACTTTTATAGTCCGGGTTATGCATTTAAATTTGCAAATAATTTTACAGTAACTTCTAGATCACCATATATTAGAAATGTTAGTGTAATTACGCAAGGGACTCAAACGCCAGCAAATGATCCAAGAGGTTTTGATCAAGGTGATGCCGGCAGAGGCGCATACTTAGACGGTAGTTTAGCAAATGCAGCATCGAGAGAAGCAGGATGCTTATTTCATAGTGTAACTTTTATTACACCGGGAGTAGATGCATTAACCATTACAAACGGAACAAGAGTTGAATGGTTAAACTGTTTTACTTATTTTGCAAACAAGGGACTATATGCAGTAGACGGCGCCACAGGATTAAAAGGAACTGGTAAAACTGCTGTTAGAGTTGACGGTCTCACAGGCGGAAGTATCACTGCTGGTAATACGTTTAGTTATTACGACACAGACGGAACTACAGTTCTTGCAACAGGAACAATTGCTAGTGTGGATGCAGATGATAAATTTTATGTCAACGGAAACTTATCTGCACTACAAGTTGCATCTATACGAAATGGTAAAACTATAACTAGGTATCAAAATCCTGTAACTGACACAGGTATAAAGAAATTTGGCACAAGCAGTTTGCAGCTAGACGGCACCCAAGATTACATAGGTGTAACTTCTAATAACGACTTTGGATTCGGAACAGATGACTACACTGTAGAAGGTTGGTTTTATTTTGATAGTGTAGCTGCTACAACAAATTTATTTGATTTTAGAGCAGGTGCAGGATCAGACATTGCACCACTAGTTTATATTAACGCTGGCGGCGAATTACGATTTTATTCATATAGTGCAGATAGAATCACAGGTTCAACATTAACAACAGGTCAATGGTATCATATAGCAGTAAGTCGTAACGGCAACGATACTAGACTATTTTTAGACGGTACTTTAGAAGGTACTTGGACTATTTCGCCAGTTGACTATGGTGTTGCTAAGCCTCTCATAATCGGAGCACGATGGGACGGCGCAAACAAAGTCGACGGCAACATAGACGAGTTTAGAGTTACAAAAGGACTTGCTAGATATACAAGCGCATTTGGTGCAATAGCATCTCCGTTTACAAGCGATAACAACACAGTATTACTTCTACATTTTGATAATGCTGATGATAGTTCAGAAACAATAGTAGATGATACAATAAATTCTCAAGATTTAAGATTCAGTAACGGCGCATCTGCTAGCTACGTAACTCTTGCAGACCAAACAGATTTTGGCGGAGAAATAAGATCTATTTCTAGTGCATGCGTTTACGGAAATTATGGCGCATACGGCGACGGAGCCGGTGTGTTAATGTATTTGATATCTCAAAACTTTGCTTATATAAGCAACGGCAAATTAACAACTAACGATGCTAATACAGTTGTACAACTAAATGAAGTGACTGAATTAAATAATGCCAGGGTAAGATATAGTTCAGTTGACCACAAAGGTGATTTTAGAGTTGGCGATTTATTTTATGTAAATCAAGAACAAGGTACTGTAGACTTTACAAGTACAGAATTTAATATTGATACAACTAGTGGTCTTACTATCACAACAGGCGGCAGCAATACTGTTATTACTGGCGAAAAAATTGATACTGGTAATTTAAGAATAAGCGGTAATACTATACAAAGTTTATCTGGCGATATTAATTTATCTAGTGCAAGCGGCAACGTAAAAATTACTAGTACAGGTAGTTTACAACTTCCTACAGGAGATACTGCAAGTCGTCCAACGGCTGCAACTGGTATGATTCGTTATAACACTGATACTAATTTGTTTGAAGGTTATGACGGAAATTGGATTGCGTTAAATGGTGTTTATGATCTAGATTTAGATACAAAAGTTACAGCAGAAGCAACACCTGGCGCAAATGATAATACTATAAGATTTTATATTTCTAATGCAGAAAGAATGTCAGTAACTGATAGTGCACTAGAAACACCACGCATTGAAGTAGACGATATTAGTATTGACGGCAATGTAATTACTACAGAAACAACAGATACCGATCTAGTATTAAGTGCGAATGGCACAGGATCGGTAAATATAGATAACATAGCAATAAAAGACAGCACAATTACTAATACACTTGCTGATACTCCGTTATTGTTTCAACAAGCAGGTAGCGGATATTTCAAAATAGATAGTAATGCAGGTTTTGTTGTTCCAGTAGGTACAAATCTACAAAGACCGGCTCCCGCATATAGGGAAACAGGAATGACTAGATTTAATACTGAACAACAGTATTTAGAAATCTTTGATGGCAGTTCTTGGGTGTCTGTTGCAGGTACTACAGGATCAATTAGTTATGCAGCAGCAGAAGATTTAGTATTAGAATATGTTTTAGTTTTAGGATAACGATATGGCAACAGAGTTTAGAAATAAAGTAGTAAAAGAAGTAGGACAACAAAAAATAGTTGCACTTGAAACTGATGCAGGTACAAAGTCAACTATTATTGGCCTTCAGTTAGCTAACTTAACAGAATTTATAGTATATGCAAGTATACTAATTCATGACGATACTAGTGTTGAAGGGTACTTTATGAAAGATATTGTTGTACCTCCAAATACTAGTTTAAAAGCATTAGCTGCAGGCGAAAAATTAATACTTGCGCCCTCAAATCAACTATATCTTTTAGCTGATAGAGACGAAGCATTAGACGCAGTAATTAGTTACGTAGATATTGTATAAGGAATAAGATTATGTCAACATACACAGGAATGACAGCAGAAAATATGAATGGATCTATACCTAATAGATACTTTTACGGATTGCGTAGGACTGACCAAGGCGAGCTGTTTATTGGAAAAGCAGATCAAATGAAAATTGACGATTCGCATTCGATCACAATAAACAATCCAGGCGATCCTGTAAATAATTTTCCTAATTTTGAATCAGGACAAGATTTTTACGAAGGTAGAGATGTTCATCACGAGTTAGTATATACTAATCTAAATTACGAACAATTACGCTGGGATGAAAGAAATATATCATACTATGTAAATGACGAAGGCGAACTAGTAGCAAGAATTAATCACACATTTCCATATGATGATGGTTCTTCATCAAACGGATTATAAGAGAGTAGAAAATGGCAGACTTTTTATTAGATAGAATAAGATTTAAATGGAAAGCTAGTTGGGTAACTGGCACCGCTTACACTAAAGACGATATTATATATTATAAAGGTCGTATTTATGTTTGTATGACTGGTCATACAAGCTCTGCAGACATTGCTTCAGACTTGTCAAACTGGGAACTAATGCTTGATGGTCAAGAATGGCGCGGCGAATGGCAAACAAACACAGTGTATGGCATAGGTAATATTGTAAAATATAATGGATACATTTATAGAGCAGTATCTAATCATACTAGTGTTATACTTGCTAATTTAGGACTACCAAACGATATTGGACATTGGACGTTGCTTGCAACTACGTATGACTGGAAAAATACATGGGCAACTACAACTATTTATGAATTAGGTGATGTTGTTAGATATAACGGCATTGTTTATATCTGTGATACAAGACACACAAGTGCTGCAACAGCAGCAAATGGATTAGAAGCAGATCAGTCTAGCTGGACAGTTGTTGTTACTTCTGATTACTGGTCAACAGATTGGACAGTGGAGACAAAATACAATGTAAATGATACAGTAAGATATGGTGGTCGTGTCTACAGATGTATAACAGGTCATACAAGTGCTGCTGTTGAAGCAGATGGATTAGAAGACGATCAAGCAAAATGGGAAATAATAATAAGTGGCTTAGAGTATAAGTCAAGCTGGGCATCTGGAGTAAGACACAAGTTAAATGACATTGTAAAAGTTGATTCAGTATTATACATTTGTATCACTCCTCATATTGCTGGTGTAAGTTTTGCTGCTGGCATAGACAATTGGCAAGTATGGATGCCTGGTATCGGATACGAGGAATCTTGGTCAGCGTTAACACAATACGACAAGGGCGATATTGTACAGTACGGTGGATATACGTATGTTGCTTTAGAAACTAATATAAATTCAACTCCGCCAACAACTGGTTTTCAACCAGGCGTGGGTAACTGGGATTTATTAAATACTGAATATTCTTTGAACGGCGATTGGGAAATATCAACAAGTTATCATACCGGAGATGTAGTTAGATATGGTGGATATTTATATCTTGCAACAGATGATAATGCCGGACAATCTCCAGATGAAAGCATATCTTGGGTAACAGTAATACCTGGCCAAGCATTTAAAGCTGAATGGAACGATGGTAGTTCTTATGGCCCGGGCGATATAGTAACCTATAAAGGTACGGCATACGTATGTTTAAAAACTCATTCAGCATCTGCTTCCGATAGTAGACCAGATCTTGATCAAGATTATACACAAGAAAACTTTTGGGAATATGTAGCTAAAGGCTCAACAAGCAATGTTCTTGCAGAAGTTGGCGATATGAGAACATATAATACTGCTATAGTAAGATTGCCTGTTGGTTCTCCAGGACAGGTTACAAAAGTAATTAATAATCTTCCTACATTTAGCAACTTTGGTGTTACAGAAAAGGTTTATTTTGTAGGGGCACACGGAACAGATGCCGAAGGCTTTGGGTTTTCAGGAAATGCACCATTTAGATCTGTAAAATATGCATGCGATTATATAACAGAAGATGTCGCTGGTAGAGCACCTGCAACAATATATATTACTACAGGAACATATATTGAAAACCTTCCAATTTCGGTTCCTCAAGGCGTTGCCCTAGTAGGCGATGAACTTAGAAGCACTGTAATTCAGCCAGCACCGGGCAACGAACTTAATGACATGTTTTATGTTAGAAATGGCAGCGGAATAAGAAACATGACTCTAAAAGGACTAACAGGGCAGCTGGGGGGACAAAATCAATATTTAACAAGACGTCCATCGGGAGGATCATTTGTAAGTTTAGATCCGGGCACAGGTCCAGCTGATACGTCTGCTTGGATTGTAAATAAGTCTCCATATATACAAAATGTAACTACGTTTGGAACCGCTTGCACAGGATTAAAGATTGACGGCTCATTGCACAACGGAGGTAATAGGTCTATTGTTGCAAACGACTTTACTCAAGTCATAGATGACGGCATTGGAGCATGGGTATTAAACGGCGGCTTATCAGAGCTAGTTAGTGTGTTTACATATTATAATTATATTGGTTACCTTGCAGAAAACGGCGGCAAAATGAGAGCTACTAACGGTAACAACTCTTATGGTACTTTTGGATCTGTTGCAGAAGGTGTTGCTGCAGGCGAAGATGCTATTACTGCGCAAATAGATAACGAAACAAAAGAAGCAGAAATAGGCATAGTTCATAATAACGGCAATGAGATAATGGCAATAGCATATTCTAATGCTGGTAAAAACTATTCAAGTGCTACAATTGCTGTCGGAGGCTCAGGCGCCAATGCAAGTCTTACTATGAGCGATATAAGAAATGGCGCAGTAAGTAGAGTTAGAGTAAGTACACTGGGAGACAGCAGTGTGCCCGGCGGTATAAATTATACACAAATACAAGGAGGCGCACAACTAGGCGACACTACTTCGATTACACTTGATAACGCAGATGTACAAACTGATAACACAAAGTACGAAGGACAGTTTATTTTTATTACATCAGGCGCAGGTATTGGACAGTATGGAGTAATAGATACATATAATGTTGGCACCAAAGTTGCTACTATCGTAAAACACAGTGACGGCACAGCAGGATGGGATAGAATAGATTCAAATTATGCTATAGCATCTGCACTAGACTTAACTACAAGATATCAAATTGAACCGAGAGTTGTATTTTCTGCTCCAGATTCTGGAACAACAGCTTGGGGTCGGGTTGTTGTACAAAACAGTAGAATTAATGCAGTCAATATTTACAATCCAGGTTCTGGATATACAAGTGCACCAACAGCTACAATTACAGACAACGAGGCAACAATTGATGCTGAATTGGAAGTTTTTATTGAAGATGGAGTTTTAGGAATACCAACTTTTGCTAATAGAGGTATAGGATATGTTAGGTCATCTGCAACTATTACAGGTGATGGTGTAGCAGAAAATAATCAAAACGATGTAGATATAATGATTAAAAATCTATCTAGATTGCCTGGACCAGGAGATAACCTTTCTATAAATGGAATTACAGAAGTTGTATACAAACTTACAAGAATTACGGAAGTAACAGGCACAGAACCAAACCTATCTGCTAAAGTAAGAGTATATCCTAGTATTGGAGAAGAAGAATCTCCAGATCACGAAGCAGCTATTACTATAAGGCAGAACTATAGTCAAGTACGATTAACAGGACACGATTTCTTAGATATAGGATCCGGAAATGTTAGCAGTACTAGATATCCTCAGCTTTATATAGAAGGTGTTGATAGTGATAATCAACCACAACAACAAAATGAAGTTTTAGAAGCAGGCGGCGGACGAGTATTTTATACGTCAACAGACCAAGATGGTAACTTTAGAGTTGGTGAGCTATTTGAAGTAGAACAGTCAACTGGTGTTGTTACTATTGATGCTTCACAATTTGACCTAACTGGATTAACGCAGCTTAGTTTAGGAGGTATCAAAGTAGGAGGTAGTGCAGTTGTAATTACAGAATTTAGTAAAGACTCAACGTTTATTGCAAATAGTAATAACATTGTGCCAACACAATCTGCTATTATTTCTTATCTTACTAGTAAAATTGCAGGCGGTAGTTCAAATGCTATAACTAATAAATTAACTGCTGGACAGGTTGTTGTTGACTTGTCTAGAATACAAACTAATGGAACAGAAATACAGATACCTGTTCCGGCCAATTTGGCAAGTGGTGGCATAGCAGGTGGCGACATGTTAGCAATGCAATTGTTTGCACATAGGTCAAAAAGATAAATATATTAAATAACAATCGGAGTTCTCAATGGCTGAATTTAAATTAGGTAGAATTAGGTTTATATGGAAAAGTACCTGGACAGGGTCAACCATATACTACAAAGACGACATAGTAAAGCACGGAGGTAACACTTTCGTATGTACAGCAGGACACACAAGTACTAGCGACTTTGATACTGACTTTGCTACATATTGGGACAAACTTACCGATGGTCAAGAATGGAAAGGCGATTGGACAGATGCAACTGCTTACAAAATAAATGATATCGTAAAATACGGTGGTTATTTGTATGTTGCAAACCAAGCCCACACTTCTAATACTTTACTTGAAAATGATCAGTCTAAATGGGATCTTTACGTTGAAGGTTTTGATTGGAAAAACACATGGGCAACTGCTACACATTATAAAGTTAATGATATTGCAAAATATAATGGTATTAATTATATCTGTATTACAGCTCATACAAGTGCTGCAACAGAATCTGATGGATTAGAAATTGATCAAGCCAAATGGCAAAAATTTACAGATGGTATGCAATGGCAAAGCGATTGGTCCATCAATACTAGATACCGTGTAAATGATGTCGTTAAGTATGGCGGACAACTTTATGTTGTTAATACTGGACACACTAGTGCTGCAACAACTACATTAGGACTAGAAGCAGATCAAGCTAAGTTTGATTATTTGCACAAAGGTGTTGAATATAAAGGACCGTTTACTGCTGGAACAAGATATAAAATTAATGATGTAGTGAAGGCGGGCGGCGGACTTTGGATTTGTACTACACATCATACTGCCCAAGATAGACTACAACAGGATGTAGCAAAATGGGCTCAATTTGTAGAAGGTTTAGAATTTGAAGATAGTTGGGGTCCATATAAGAATTACGAAGTAGGTGATATTGTAACATACGGCGGCTACTCTTATGTTGCTAAAACTAACAATGTTGGACAACGTCCAACAGACAACGCATCGGATTGGGACTTGTTTAACACAGGATTCCGTTTTGCAGGTGAATGGGGTGACGATAGTTCTGCAGAAGATTATCTAGTAGGCGATGTAATTAGGCATGGCGGATTTACTTATGTATGTATAGAAGATAATAATAATCAAGAACCACCTAATGCAACATATTGGGAAAAGCTTAATGAAGGTGTTAAATGGAAAAACGCCTGGGCAGATGCAACTGAATATGATCTAGGTGATGTTGTTATATATAACAATAGTTCGTACATTGCTGTTGCAAAACATACATCCGATGAAACTGTTGCACAAAACAGACCAGATCAAGATACAAACGGTTCTGAATGGAACTTAATGGTAGGCGGTCCTGAAAATAATGTGATGACCACAGACGGTGATTTAGTTTACTATAGTGGCGCAGGCCCGGCTAGATTGCCAATCGGAGCTGTAGGAACAATTCTACGTGTTAATGATTTAGGAACAGCACCAGAATGGGGATTCTACGGAGCCATCGATAATGTTGTTTATGTTGATGTTAACGGAACAGACGGCGCAGCACCTGGCTTCGGAACAACAATTGATAGACCATTTAAAACAATTAGACATGCTGCATATAATATTGAAGAAGGATATTTGCGTGTAAATGCACGTAAATTAATAGAACTAAACAGAGCCTTTATTGCAGATGAAACTGTTGAATGGGTAGATGCACAAGTTACAGCAAATGCAGGCTCACCATTTACTAACTCTTTCACATATGATAAAGCTGCGTGGAGAGTATATCTTGGTCGCTTAATTACTTCATTACTTTATGACTTAAGCCACGGCGGCAACGAAATCACAAGAAAATTAACATTAGATATTTACAACGCAGGCGAAATTACAGGTAAAACAGCAGAGTTTGTTGCTGCAACAGAATATCTTGAAGCAGTAATAGATGCCATTATAAGCAATGTTGCGCCAGCAGCTACATATGGTTCGATGACTAGACACGCTGATGCAACACTTATTGAAGAATCTGATGCACAAGGTATTATTGGTAATCTTATAGATATACTTACTGATGCTGTTACAGCAGCCGCTACTACAAATGTACCAGCTGAAGTACAACCACAAAATACTATATTTGTAAAAACTGGACAGCTAACTGAAGTACTTCCGATTGTGATTCCTAAAAATACAGCACTAGTAGGAGACGAACTTCGTTCAACTAGAATTAGTCCAGCAGCTAGTGTTACGCCAGCAGGAGATACTGTATACAGTCTTGCAGGCATCGGACGACTACAAGCAATTATAAGCGATGCTGTAACCAATCCTGGGAACATTACAAAAACTACAGGTAATGCACTAGATCCAGTAACTACACATTCAGTAGGTGCAGGTGCCGCAGGCACAGCAGCTACAGGAATTGTTGAAGATATAAAAGAATATATTGATTTTCATATTAATGCAAACGGTTCAGATCCTACATTAACAGGAACAATGACACAGCTTACTTCAACTGATTATACATATGCAGTTGAATCACTTGAAGCAAATAGAGAATTCTTAAAAGCTGAAGTAAATGCATTTATTGCTGACGCATATCCGTCGTATACATACGACACTGAAAAGTGTGCTAGAGACGTAAGTAGATATATTGATGCTGTGCAATATGATTTAATAAACACAGGAAACTACAAAGCCATCAGAGCAGCTGAAGCTTATGTAAGTTCTGTAGAAGGATCATTAACTAATAATATGTTCTATATGAGAAATGGCTCAGGCTTTAGAAATGCAACAGTTACGGGCTTAACAGGAACATTAGGTAGTGCAAACTCATATGGTACTAAACGTCCAGGCGCAGGAGCATATGTATCACTTGATCCAGGATTTGGACCATTAGACGAACATGCTTGGATTACTAATAAATCACCGTATGTACAAAACGTAACAACATTTGGTACAGGGTGTATTGGTCTAAAAATTGATGGCGCATTGCACGACGGCGGCAATGATTCAATTGTTGCTAACGATTTTACACAGATTTTAAGTGACGGTATTGGTGTATGGTGTACTAACTTAGCAAGAGCAGAACTTGTATCTGTATTCTCTTACTATGGACATATTGGCTATCTATCAGAAAACGGCGGCAAGATTCGTGCTACAAACGGTAACTCATCTTATGGTGATTTTGGTACAGTAGCTGAAGGTGGCGACTCGACAGAAACACCGATTACTGCTACAGTTACTAACCGTTCAACAGATGCTCAAATTGGCTCAGTACTTACAGACGGTGATGACATTCTTACATTTGAGTATACAAATGCTGGTGTAAATTATACAAGTGGTAACACAGCATTTACAATTTCAGGAGAAGGTTATGGCGCTGCAACTTCTGCAGTGAATACTGTAGACGGAGCAGTGTACGAAGTTAGATTAACTGACCCTTCAAGCAATTTTGGCGGAGACGGTTATGGTATTGCACAAAATACAGCACAAACTGGAAACACAACTCAAATCACATTAAGTAATACTGATGTAGCTACTAATGCTGCATATATTGGAATGGCAATTTGGATTATTAGTGGAACTGGTGCAGGACAATATGCTAACATTGCATCGTTTAATAGCGGAACTAAAATAGCAACAGTTACTAAAGCATCAGATGGTTCAGCAGGTTGGGATCATGTCACAGGCGCAAGTATAGCAGCATCTTTAGATGATACAACAGAATATCGCATCGAACCTTCAGTTTCGTTTACTGTACCAGAAGGCGGCGGCGGCTATGCAAATACTACTAAAGCTCGTGCTAGAGTAGACGATGAAAAAATTATAGAAATACGTATTTGGGATCCAGGTACAGGATATACAAGTGCTCCAACAATGACTATAACAGATCCAAGCAACACAGTAGATGTGCCGCACTTAGTAAGAATAGGTGACGGCGTATTAACTCAGCCTACATGGTCTGACAGAGGCACAGGTTTTGCTACTGCAAGTGTGACTGTTGCAGGTGACGGATATGCAGACTTATATCAGCCAGGATTTAATTTAGCTGTAGAAGCAATGAGTGAGATTCCACAAGCTGGAGCAAATATTGAGATAGCAGGCATAGCAAACACATACTTTAAACTAGTTACAATAAGAGATTTAACTGGCTCTGGTCCTTACACAGCAACATTGCAATTGTCACCAGAAATAAGTATTACAGATGCACCAGAACACGGTGAAGTTATAGAAATGCGTATAAGATATTCCCAAGTACGATTAACAGGACACGATTTCTTAGACATCGGCACTGGTAATTTTGGAAACACAAACTATCCTGGAGTGCCTTTAATAGATCCAGACCCTACCAAAGAAACTAACGATTTGGGTGGCGGACGAGTATTTTATACGTCAACAGACCAAGATGGTAACTTTAGGGTCGGCGAACTGTTTAGTATTGAGCAGGCAACTGGTATTGCAACTCTTGACGCTGATGCATTTAACATCAGTGGACTACAAGAACTACAACTAGGTGCAATTAGCTTAGGCGGTACAAACGCTACTATTACAGAATTTAGTACAGATGGTACGTTTACTGCTGACAGTGATAATATTGTTCCAACACAAAAGGCAATTAAAACTTATATACAAGCACAAATAGGTGGCGGAGCAGGTGAACTTAATGTTAACCAACTTACAGCAGGTAATATTAGAATTAATAGCGATACTATTACCAACACTCTTGGAGAAACGATAAATATAAGTGCAAAGACTAATTTCACAGGCGGCATAAAAGGTGATCCTGTTGCAATGAATTTGTTCTTATCAAACTAACGGAGAAAGTAGAAAATGGCTACAGGAAAACTAGGCGCAAATGATTTAAGCGCAACAACAAATACAACAGTGTATACTTGTCCCGCAGACACGTATGCTGTTGTAGCTATAAACATATGCAACCGCGGTTCAAATGCAACCGCTGTTAGAATAGCAGTTGCTGACGGAGACTCTCCGGGCGCAGCAGAATACATTGAATACGATTCAGAAATATTCTCTAAAAATGTATTAGAACGTACCGGCTTAGTACTAGCAGCTACACAACGCCTTGTAGTTTATTCTACACAGGCTAGTGTTAGTGCTGTAGTAGTAGGTATTGAGACAGCAGCATAAATACAATAAGCGGAGGATATTAATAATGGGTAGATATGTAAGTAGAAGCGGATCAGGGACAGCGTCAGATATGACATCTGACTTTGCAGCTTCGAACAGTACAAAAAATGCAGAAGGATTTTTAACTGCATATACAGCGAATGATATTACTTATTCTAGTATCACTTATACTGATCAAAACGGCGGTGCTGCTCAATATGGCGGCGTGTATAAAGTTGTTGCTGGTTGGACTGAAACTAATAACCTCACTAATCAACAACAAACAATCACAGTAGCTTATGATGCTACAACTGGTGAAGTATCAGGTTTAAGCATAGCATAATAGGAGAATAACGTGGCAGATCCAGCAGTATATAATGCAGTACTAAATGAAAGCAAATGCATTCAAGAAAAAATACAAGATGAACAATTAGCAGCGGCTCTAGCAGCACTTGCTAGCGATCCTGCAGATTCGTCAAACTGGGGGCTTTTGCCTCTACTAGAAAGTCCTACTGGATGCTTATGTGTACTAGACAGTGACGCAAATCGTTTAAGATGCGGCGCAGGCTGCACATGGACAGTCCCGGCAGGAACGTCAAAAGTACAATTCCAATTATGGGGCCCAGGCGCACATACAAACAATGGAATGTGTTGCGCAGGTTCACCATCGGGTGCTAACGGCGCATATGCAACTGTTATTATTGATGCTACTCCTGGAGATAGTTATACATTATGTGCAGGATGCGCTGCATGTTGTTATGGGTATTGTTCACAAGGTCACATCGCTTGTGGTAGCAGCACATATGTAAACGGTAACGGTATTAGTGGTCTTTGCGCGGAAAGCGGCTACTCAAGAATTTCATGTGGTATGAAAGATTTGCATGGTTCAATTAGTCAATGTAGATGGCGCGGACAAGGTTCAAGCGATCAATCAGGACCGTGTATTTGCGGAAGCGGAGGATGGTATTGTTTTGATAATTCATGTGCATCATGTGGAGAGGTTCCGTTTACTCCGTCAAATGATAATACATATGCTGGCACTTCGACTTCAGGAACAGTTTACGGCTTACCGGCTATTTGGGCAGGAGGCTGCTTTGATACTAACCATTACGGATATATGAAATCACCTCCTGTGATTGGACCGTGTCATACAGTTCAATCAAACTCAGAATGTTGCTACAGCTTTAGCAGTGGCAGCTGCTGTGGTGGTTGTCGTTGTAGAGCAAGCGACGGTCACAGACGTTATCCGGGCGCAGGCGGAACATATACACATATGATGGGCGGATCAATGTACTGGTCAGGCGACTATGGGCGCGGTGGCATGGTAAGAGTAACTTGGTGTTAAAAGGAAAATAAATTATGGAAAAAACATTTACAGTAAACGTTCCGGACGATCTTTGGGTAGATGCCTGGACAGAAAACAAAACAACTGATTATACATATAACGGTCCGGCGACTTTACATGTAGTTGTTAGAACAATCGATGGTTTTGATATAGTTAGTTGGGGAGAAACTGCTCCAACTGCTATTAATGAAGACATTGAACAAGTAGTAGAGCTTGATGCTAACACTGATACTGGTGTTGCATGGACAATGATACATGAAGGAGATGATTGGGATTATACATATACTACTGTAACCAATCATGATGATTCGACTCATGAAGAAACGAATAATCCTAAACTGACTGATATTTATGAAGCAGTATGGTCTCCGGGTGACGGATTTGCATTAGCTCCTATCTATAAAGAGACAGAGACGATGGCCGAAAGAACAGCCAAAGAACGTAAATCATATGTTGTAAAGTACGATGACGCTTATGACTTTGACGCAGATACGCAAGCAGTAATTGATCAATTTAAAACTGATATGGATGCTTATCTAGCAACAATGGCTACAGCTTATCCTTGGAGATACGTAACTATTGATCATAGTGCTATTCCAAAAGTTCCTGCATCATTAGTAGCTACGTTCAATACTCTGCCTGACATAGCTTAAGGAGAAATTAATGAGTGACGTAATTTTATACGCAGCAATTAAAGAAAACGAACGCTTGCAAAGAGAACTTATAGAGCTTTGCGCAGGAGGCGGCGGATCGTTTGATTATACTCAACCTGCTCCTGCAGGTTATCCGTATAATTCAGGATCAACAGGTGGCGGCGGAGGCGGAAACGAATTCTCATCTACCCCTAGTATTGTAACAAGCTGGATCAATAACTTGTGTCCTAAAGTTTGTCCGGCACAAACATATGGATTTAAAGTATGTGATAACAGCGGATATTATAGATGTAATAGAAACTGTAACTGGTCAGTGCCATCGGGTGTTTCAAATGTACAAGTTCAAATGTGGGGACCAGGCGCTGGCACCAGCGGTAACTGTTGCTGCGGCGGATCTCCATTTGGTCCAAGTGGTGCATACATGGTAATGCAGTTTTGTGTTAATCAAAGTGAAACATATTGCTTTTGTTCAGGATGTGCATACTGCTGCTGGGGAGAGCAAACAACTCCAGGCATTTGTGGCACACCTACTTGGTTTAACTCAACATCAGGTATTCAAGCTTGTGTTGATAGTGGTATTAGTTGCTTTTGTTACTGGAACGAAGATTTAAAATCAAATACTGCAACTTGCGGACACAGAATTCCAGATCCAGATCTAGCAGGATCAGGATCTTGCTCAGCGAATAGATGCTCCGGTTGGAATTTTTGTTATGATGACTGGGAAGATGAATCAAGAGCATGTCACGCATTTGCAAGTAGAACAACTTTTCACGTACAGAGTCAAGCAAGTGATGGCAGAGAGATTACAAAATACGGGCTTAATGGTTTATGGCCTGCACATTGTACAGGCGGTTCAGGCAGTTGCTTACATAGTAGCACAGGCTATTCAACTCCGGTATTTGGATTTGAAAATTGTGTATGTACCGCAACATACACAGGCAGTGACATGAACGAAGGTCAAAGAGGATGCTATTGGAACGCACCAAACGGCTATATGAGAATTCCAGGCGCAGGCGGATATCACACTTATAGCTGTGGCGGAGGCAATGCATGTCAGGGCGACTCAGGACGCATGGGCATGATTTGTGTAAGCTGGGAGTGCAACTAATTAAAGCTTGACAACTTAATCATCTAGTGTTATACTTTAGTAATAAAGGACACTAGATGATTAAAAATTTATTTCCAACTCCAGTAAAATTTTCTAATTTAACACTATCGACAGCTCTTTTACAACAAGAAGTAAAAGAGCTGTTTTCTCTTGGCTACGGTAGTGATTTAAAAAGCGGAGTAAACGGAACGCGACTAGATATAACAAATGAGTTGTTAGAAGAAAAAAAGCCGCAAACTATTATTAAACTACTAACACACATACAAGAAGAAGTTTATAACTATTGCAAAGAAGTCAATATCAAACCACAGTATATAACACAATCGTGGATAAATGTAAACCCAAAAAATTCTATTAATGTAAGACATAGTCATCCAGGAAGTGTGCTAAGTGGAGCATACTATATGAAATATCCTACAGATGCAAACAGTCCTTTAAGCTTTTATCGCAGCAGAGAATTTTCAGATTATGGGTGGAGCTCAATGTCTTTAGATCAAAATATTGAGCTGCAATCAATTTTTAAGTATTTTCCTGTTGACAATGATCTAGTTATTTTTCCTAGTTTTGTAGAACATGATGTATTGCCTAATCAGAGTAACGAAGACAGGATTAGTTTATCCTTTAACACTTCACCGTAGCCAGAATTAAAATTTTTTACATAAAATAAAAATATATACTATGCATAGAGGAGTATTTATGAAGAAAGCGTTTTTTATTAACGGCGGAGCAGGCCGTGTATTATGCAGTATACCTGCATTAGAATATTACAAAGAAAATATTGATTCTGATGTAGTAATAGTATCCGAAGCATGGCACGAACTGTTTTTATCTTCGTCGCTTAGAAGTAATGTTTGGCCAGCTGGCAGTAAAGATTTATTTCAAACAGTTTTGAAAGATAGAGAAATTATAAGTCCAGAACCTTACAGACTAAATGCTTATTTTAATCAACGTGTTAATCTAATACAAGCGTTTGACATGTTAATTAATGATGTAGATGAAAATGTTGCTATAAAAGAAATAAATTTAGATTTAGGAAAAGCAGATCAAATCTACGGTTATAATTTAATTAATCAAGTTAAAATGCAGATGAAAAAAGATAAAGCAATTGTATTTCAACCTTTTGGCAGCGGAGTAAAAATAGATGGTAATTTTGTATTTGATGAAAGCGGCAGAAGTTTTGAATTATCAGATGTATTTAGAATTGTTGATGAATTAGCAAAAGACTACGCAGTTATTTTAATGACTAATTTAAAAATACCAACTGATAGACAGATGGGTGCAGCAATTCCAGAAGACGCAGGATTATTACAATGGATGGGTATTGTAAATGCAGCAGACTATTTCCTTGGCTGTGATAGTATGGGTCAACATTATGCACATGCATTAGGTAAGCCGGCTACTGTAGTAATAGGCTCTACATTTCCAGAGAATATAAGTTATCCTGGAAATAAAGACTTTACAATCATTGATAGTGGCAAAGAAAACAGAGTTTATGTACCATATAGAGTTACTTCTGATCCGGCATCAGAAAGACATAATGAAGATAATATGATATTAAGCGATGAAAATTATAAGAAAATAATGAAAAGTATAAAAGATAAATTAGGAAAACCTATTTCTAAAAATAGTTTTCCATTAGCTAATAAACCAAAAGTAATCGGAGAAAAATAACTATGTCATCAGGATACATTTTAGGAATTTCAAGAGGCCATAATGCAGGCGTATGTCTACTTAAAGATGGCCAAATTGTTTTTGCTAGTGAAGAAGAAAGATTTACTCGTCACAAATACGACGGCGGCCCGTTGGCAACGATGATGAAAGTAAAAGAATACACTGATAAAATTGACGCTATTGTTGTGTGTCATACTACAGATTTAAAAGATGGACCTAAGATAGAATATACTGGTGATAATCTTTATTCTGGATTAGCTAGAAAAATGGGGTTGATTGATCGAAAAGCTGATATACATAGACACCCGCAGTGTATAGACGTCTCTAATCTTCACCATAAAGTACATGCTGCTTGTGCGTTTTATCGTTCTGGGTTTGACGAAGCTGTTGCTGTCGTTATCGACGGCGCAGGGTCAGCAATGACTGGAGAGACGCAAGACGGTCCTGTAACATTATGGGAAGTAGAAAGTATATACGATTGCTCTTATCCAGACAATATTAAAACATTATATAAACATTATGGTTGTAGAGATCCTATTGTTACTGCTATTAATCCTAAAACTAATGGAGAACAATTTGGCGATGCACCGGGCCATACATTTACATCGGTTGTTTCAGGACATGCAGGTATTACAAAAGTCTATGAAGCAGTAACTCAGTATTGCGGATTTCAAGCAATTGAAGCAGGAAAAACAATGGGATTGTTTCCGTACGGAGCCGAAAATGAAAATATTCCTAAATTGTTTACAACAGATACAAAAATTCCATTATCTAATCGTACTATGATAGTTCCAACATATCCAAATGGTGCTATTGTAAATCATTATAATTATGATGAATTATCGCCTAGTCCAACGGGTGACGAGACTGATTGGACCGAATACCAAAATAGAAGAGATTTAGCGTATGCTTGTCAAACACAAACACAAGAACAATCACTTGATATAATACTTTCCGCAGTTAAAATGTCTGGTAAGAAGAAAGTAGTGTTAAGTGGAGGATACGGATTAAATTGCGTAGCAAACTACTGGTATTTGAATAGATTAAATGAAGAAGGTATCGAATTGTTTGTTGAGCCTATTTCAAACGACGGTGGAACGGCTATTGGAGCAGCTCTATTATACTATCATTCTGTAGAGCAGTCAGAGTTAAGACGACCTAGAGAGATATATTTAGGACCTCAATACAATTATACTGACGATGAAATTAATAAACTTGCCGAAGAATACAATGCAATTGTTGAAGATGCAACAGACGAAAAAGTTATTGAGTTAATGACAAATAAAAATATTGTAGCAATGTTTCAAGGCAGAGCAGAAAATGGTCCTAGAGCATTAGGCAATAGAAGCTTAATGTTTGATCCAACATTTGAAGACGGCAAAGACTTTGTTAACGAAATTAAACGTAGAGAATATTTCCGCCCGTTTGCTGGGTCTATTCTTGCTGAAGATGCACACGAATGGTTTGACCTACGCGGTATGGAAGATAGTCCGCATATGATGTATGCTGTTAACTGTCAGCCAGGGATTGCTGAAAAAATTCCTAGCATTATTCATGTTGACGGAACTTGTAGGATACAAACAGTTAATGAAGAAGAAAATCCTCTTTATTATCGTGTGATCAAAGCATTTAAAGAAAAGACAGGAGTACCAATCATCTTTAATACTAGTTTTAACCTTGGCGGCGAGCCACTAGTTGAAACACTCGAAGATGCACTTTGGACCTTAAGCGAAAGTAAGATTGAATATCTATATTTGCCTGAATACGGAAAACTTCTTACAGTCGGAAATTGGACAATTGCTTGATAAAGATATTGTCGAAGTAAGATTAGATAAATTTTTAATCTACTCAGCAAATAAACTAGACGGATACGGTTATCAGACAGCAGCTGATGCCGTATCTTGCTTTAAACACTTTTCAAAAGGCAAAAAATATAACCATTGTTTAGAGTGGTGTTCTGGCCCAGGATATTTAGGTTTTGGAACACTTAGTCAAGGCCTTACAAAAAAACTTACTTTGTTAGATATACACGAACCGAATAAATTTATAGTAGAAAAAAGTATTGAAAAAAATGATCTTAATAATTGTGCAGACTTTATTTTATCAAACAATTTTCAACAACATTTACCTAGCAGAAAATATGATTTAATTATAGGTAATCCTCCTCATTTTTCTTTTGCTCCTACATATGGTAATATCGATCCAAACGAACATAGAAAATATCAAGACAAGGACTGGAAGATTCATAAAGATTTTTTTGACACAGTTAATGATTTTATTACCGACGATGTTGATATCATCTTAATGGAAAACACAAAGGGCAGTAATCCAGATACATTTAAAGAAATGATCAATAGTAATAATTTAAAGATTGAAAATTATTGTCTAAGTGTAACTTATCCTAACGACATTTGGTATTTGCATGTTAAAAAAGATTAGATAAATTCTTCTTCAAACCCGGCAGTTAAATCTAAAACTGCTTTATTCCTTATTGTATTAAAAAGTTTTTCTGCTAAAATTGGGTGATTGCGTTCTGATAAATGTCCTTCTCTTGGATCTCTTCCTTTTATCTTTTTCATCCAATCTAACCATGTATCCATACTTTTACCCTTTACTTCATTAATACAAGGATATAATAAACTACCTTTAATTTGTATATTATTATTGACAAAATACGGTTCATTTTCAAAACCTGGTAAAATTAATAAATTTAAATTTTCTTTTTCTTTTAAAAAGTTTATAGCATAAAGAAGCCATTGAAATCTTATTGCATTTTGTGGATTATCTGTTAAGTGTTTGTTGTATAGATCTATAGCTTTAGATTGATCTTTAGTAACGTATTCGTCAACACCCATTAGAATGTTTCCAACACCTTCATTTTCAGGAAAAAACCACTGTCGATTAATCTGGGTTGTTATAAAAATAATTGTATCATTTTCTTTATCAATTAACGGTGAGTTATCTATAAATTGAAAGTATATCCATTCGTTAGCAACACCGTCTTCGCAAATATTATAAAAATTCTCATGACCAAGTTTTTTAGTAAGACTCCACATCCAATGCCAGTCTTTTAACTTGTCACCATCTCGATGAAATGTACCATAGCTATCACCGAATATCCAAAGTTTTCCTGCATTCATAATAATACTTATATACAGTATGAGCATAAATACTATAAATTGGAACCATATAAATGTTTGATATTACAAGATACTTTACTAAAGGGCTAAAGACTAGCATTCAAATGAAAGACAACGGATCTTTCTCGCATAACGGACCTTGGAAACAAGTGTACACAGATACACAAATTGCAAGATGGCACAGCGGAGAATTTTCCAGCGCAGAGTTTACGATAAGTGTCGACTTTAGTACTACACAAAAAGAAATTATAAAATGTATAGTATGTAATAGTACAGACTATGCTAGCTTAGTTGTTATTGGAAGAAGTAACTTAGGTACCAATCTTGTTGAATTAAGTGCAAGTGTAAATTCGTCTTATGTGGATTTAAGTATAAGTCCTGCAGATGCATTATACGAAGGTGCCAAGTTTATATACACTGCACAGTATTTTAGAAATCAAAATCCGGTAACTCCGTAATTTATTTGATTGATAAATACTATAGATGGAGTAATAGATGTCAACAATAGTTAATACACCGTTTAGATCTAAATATGGATTTGAAAGCACAGGCTTCTTAGTAGACACTGAAGGCAATATTTCTGCCAAGTCTATAAGTTTAGTTGATGAAGCGCCTGCGCCTGACGATACTGATCTACCTGCTGATAGATCTTTTACTGAACAAGGCGGCAGTTTTAGAATTAGCGGCATAGGCAGTAATAATCCAGGCTTTACTGTTTTTCGAACAAAGACAACAACTATTGATTTAGATCTAAGTACTTTAACATTTAATATATATTCTGATTCTAGCTTTACAACCTTGTATAATAATGGAATTATACATAGTGATGGTGATAGTGGAGTAGATGCCCAAGGCAAACAAGATGGAAGAATTTCTTGGACCATACCGCTTACTGCTCCTAATACATTATATTATGCAAATACTAGCGGCACTGTATCAGGAATTATTACAGTACAAAATGCTCCAAGTGCGTTTAGTGAAGTTTCTATCACCGGAACTACTCCTAGCACAAGTACAACAACAGGAGCACTTACAGTATTAGGCGGAATTGGTGCTTCAGGAGATTTAAATCTTGGTGGTAATCTAAATATTCAAGGAGTAGGAATTCCTGCACTTAAATCGGGCACAAATTTAGATTTAGAAGCAGGAAATTCAATTGTTATTAGAGTTGATGACGTCCTCATAGGAAAAATTGAATCTTCAGGTTCTACAGTGCCAGTGACCAGCACAACAATAAATAACACTACGATAGGTGCTACAGTACCGTCAACAGCAGCGTTTACTTCAGCAACAGTTAGCACTGAACCAGCAGTAGCAAATGCTGTAGCAAACAAACAATATGTAGATCGTACAGCAACAGCATTATCAATAGCATTTGGATTATAAAACATGGCAAAAACACAACTAAAAAATTATGTATTTAAACCGGGTATCGGAGCAATAGATTATGTATATCCTAACGCTTATAGTTTGCTAAGTGCAAACAAAAGTTTTATACAAAAAGAAGCAACAGCTTGGATACAAGATCAAGTAGATGCAAGTGCAACTGGATTTGTAGGATATACATATAATCAAGCAAAATGTGAAAGAGATGTAGGATACGTTGTTGATGCATACTTAAAAGACCTGCGATACGGCGGTAATGAAAATGTAATTAAAACTATTCGGTACTATTGGGATCAAGATGTTGCACAAGTTGACGGCGACAGACAACCTGAGATACAAACACACACTTTTATTAGTACACTAATAAGAGATTATATTTTTGCAAACAGTTTATATTCTGCTTCAAATAGCGAAGTAACACAAACAGTAGATACAAATACTACTGTAGAAACTACAGTACAGTTTACACCTACAGATGCTAGTTACACACCAACTACGGGAGTAATGACATTAACAATCGGCACTCATTCTCTAGCAGTAGGAGATGAAATACACATTGCTCCGGGTGCTATAACTTTTACTTGCTTGCTTGACGGCGGAGCAACAACGCACCCTTATCCTAGAGCAACAGGTGTTCCTAATGCAAAAGGAAGAGATCCGTATTATTATGCACCTTTAACAATCACATCTGTAACTGGTACTACTATTACTATGAATGTAGGAATATCTTCAGATACTTCTGTACACTCGTTTGATAGTGCAACAACAAATGGCGTTACTTCTGGACCTAGTGCAAAGATTAATACACTAGCATTTAATACAGTTGATACAATTACAAATGGTCTTAATGGACTACCAACACTAGTTCCTACAGGAGTAGGTACTGTTAAAGTGCAAGGTAGATGGGATTTAGAGCAGATTTTATTAGTTACAAATACAACTTCTAATGAAATTATATATAATTTTAGTTCACCTACAGCAGGCGGCTCAATAACACAAAAAACTGACGGCGTAAATAAAGATCCGGATTTTCTAAAATATCTAGAAACTACTGATGCCATTACAACACTAACGTTAAATTATAATACCCGTACACATAGCTCCACAGATGCTTTGCAAATTTTTGCAGAAGAAATAGAAAATGGTAAAAGCGTTGTAACAACAAGACCGTATGATTTTGGATCAGATGCTATTGAACGTATGCGTGTTGCACAGCCATTATCAATGCTTGACGCTGACTTTGAGTACGGACTACAGCCTACCAAGTGGGCAGCAATTGGAACATTGCGAGGATATCCTTCAGTATACGAAGTTCCAGGTACTGATACTCCAGTACTATCTGTTGTAACAGATGCTTCGGCAGGAACAGAAGGCATAGGCCAATCACAAATAACTGTAACAACAGTCGGGCCACACGGTTTTGAACCAGGTACACCGATAACTATTAAAGCACTAGAAGACAGTGTTAGCGGAGCAGCTAGAGCAGAAGGTAGTTTTGTAATAGTTGAAGTCCCTACAAATAACTCGTTTACATTTTTTGCAAAGTCAAAAGTTGGCACTGTTAATCCTACTACACTATCTACAACATATACTCAATTAAGAAAAGCAGGATTTTACACAGGTGCAAGTATTGGACAACCTGAGGTAACTGTTGTAAGTAATGGTAGTGCAGGAACACTAGTAGCAGAATTAGACATTGCTAGCGGAAGTACAGTCATACCATTTGACGGTCCGTCGCCAGAAGTTGGTGCGCCACTAGTAAATGCAAATATTCCGGAAGGTTCTCAGGTAACATCGATAATCGATACAAGTGCTGGCGGAGGCGACTATATTACTCCAGTAACAATTGCAAATATTAATCCAGGAGATCTTAGTTTTACTGTACAGGACTCAACTGGCATTGTAGATAATCTTGCTTTAGATAGAGGCGACGGTACAGCTATCTATGTAACCAGTGTTGCTGGTTCTACAGTAAATATGTCTGGGGCATTTACTGGTGCATACGTAGCTAATACTGCAAACTATGCAATTGCACCGACCGCAATTGTATCTAGTGGTACAGGCGCCCTAGTTAATATTTCATCAGCAGGAGGAACATATACACTTGATGGATTGGCAAACCAAGGCGACAACTATCAAGTAGGAGATATATTACTCATACAAGGCAATTTATTAGGCGGTACATCTCCTACTAACGACCTTACATTAAGAGTGTTAACATTAGATAGTGATACAGGAATAGGAACTTTAGAACTTACTGGAAATGCATTTGACGGTACTACTACTATAACTAATCTAACAGGCGTAGTCGTTGGCAACAACGGCACAGACGGCAAATTTGATATTGTTATGTTAAACAATGCATATACAGCTGATGTAGCATCACCTGATACTTCACTAGGCTATATTGTTAATGATGTTATAAAAATACCAGGAAACTTGATTGACCCTACAGCAGGAACAACTCCTGCTAATGATGCATATGTAACAGTCACTGGCATAGGCGCCGGCGGATCGATTACAAGTGTATCTGTTGACGGTACTGCACCTGATGCACAACTACAATTTTTTAACCCAACTAATTCAACTAACGGCTCAGGCAGCGGCATTATATTTACAGTATATACTAATGGTACGACATATAGTGTCACAGTTGATCCGCTTAATCAAGGTATAAATTACTTACCTGGCAATACTATTACAGTTACTGGAGATTTATTAGGCGGCGCAACCCCTGCTAATGACTTAACAATTACTGTCGATAACGTAGGCGGTGGCGGAGAAGTTACTGCTCAATCAATTGCAGGAACTGCATATAATGGCAGATCTTCTGTAAATCTTCCAGGCAGTAATGTAGTTGGCACAGGCGCAACTTTTGACGTAGGATTAGCAGGCGGCACATATACTGTTACACTAACTGACGGCGGTGATAGTTATGGCGCAGGACAAGAAATACTAATTCCAGCAGGCACAACTATTCCGGGTACTAGTCCTGCAAACGATTTAACAATTGCAATTGATACAGTTGATGCAGTTGCCACTGGCACGATAGGTACAATTACCGAATCTGGCACAGCTTATGGCGGAACCGGAACATTTAATGGAGTGCCAACTACACTACAGCCGGTCTCTGGCAATAGCTTTAGTGTGAATATTAGTAGGGCCAACGGGACTTATGGAATAGCATTAGACAACGGTGGCACAGGCTATGCTATAGGAAATACATTTAGAATAAATGGTCCACAGCTTGACGGACTACAGCCATTAAATGACATTACACTAGTTGTTTCGAGTATCGATGTAAGTACAGGTGAAATTACAGCATTTACAAATACATACGAAAGTGCTGCTCCTGGAGATGTATTAACACTTATTAGTACTGTTATTGTAACTGATGCTACTACAGCACCTATAACTAGATCATCTCAAATTACTTATGGTGCATTGGCAACACTAGAAATAACACTATCTAATGCACATGGACTGGTTCCTGGTAACACATTTATTGTTACTGCTAGTTCAGATGACGGCGTAAATAATCATGATTTAGCAGCAGGTTCGTTCTTTGTTACAGATATACCAGCTGTAAATAAACTTCGATATCAAGCAAGAACAACTGGTACTATTGACGTAACTAGTGGAGAAATTTTAGGAATATTATATCCAAGACCTGACAGCTTCTTTGTTCACAGACCATATGACGGCGGTGTACAGTTAGGTACAGGCGGTCCACAGCATGGCGCACAAGCAATACGTCAAAGTAAAAAATATATTCGTTACCAGTCAGGTAAAGGTATTATGTATACAACTGGTGCGCTATTTGCACCAAGTTATGATTTACGTAGCCTTACAGCCGATGATGTAGAAGTGGGAAGTTTAATCACAGTTACAACAGATGACAACGATCATGGTGTACAAGCAGGCGGCATAGTTAGAATACTAGGCGTAGAAACTCCAGGATATAACAGTGGACCACAAACTGCTGTTCCTCCTACATTTGATTATACTGTTGAAAGTGTAATAGATGAACGCACATTTACAATACGAGCACAGCGTAGATTAGGAGCAACCACTGCTATACTAGGCTTTGGCTCACAGATGAGTGTTGTTGCTTGGCACGGTGCTACAGTACGTTCAGGTATCTTTGACGATCAAAACGGCATTTTCTGGGAGTTTGACGGCACACAAATCAGTGTAGTACAACGTACAGGCACTAGACAGTTAGCAGGTACAATTGCATTAGATATAGATGAAAATTTGGTAACTGGAACAAACACAAGATTCACAGACCAATTGAAGGCTGGAGATAGAATTATTATCAAAGGTATGACGCATGTTGTGTCACACGTAAACAGTCAAACCGAATGTACAATAACACCAGATTTCCGCGGCGTTGTAAATATCACAGGCGCAAAAGCAAACTTAATTGTAGACAAGAAAACAAAACAAAGCGATTTTAATCTAGACAGATTAGACGGCACTGGTCCAAGTGGTTACGATATCGACATTGCTAAGATGCAGATGATTGGTATTCAATACAGTTGGTATGGTGCTGGTTTTATTGACTTTATGCTACGTGGTTCAGATGGTAATTTTGTTTTTGCACATAGAATGCGTAACTCAAACGTAAACACAGAAGCGTTTATGCGTTCAGGTAACTTGCCTGTACGTTATGAAGTTACTAACGAAGGTCCTCCGGGCAAACTAGCAGCAGCAATGGATGCAAGTCAAGATACTGCGGTATTAACTGATACTAGTTTCTTCCCAGACTACGGCACAATATATGTCGATAACGAAATTATGAACTTTACTGGCAATAATAAAGTAGATAACATCCTAACTGGCTTAACAAGAGGAGCAACATTTTCAAACTTCCAAGCAGGTGCGACAAGATCATATACTGCAAGTGCAGCAACAACGCACAATGACAGGACTGGTGTTGTATTGATATCGCAAACAATTACACCATTGATTAGTCACTGGGGTAGTGCGTTTATTACAGACGGCATGTTTGACGATGATCGAGGATATATTTTCTCATACGCTGAGACAGGCGTTGAAGTTAGTACTACAAAACAAAGTGCTTTCTTAATTAGACTATCTCCTAGCGTTTCAAATGCACTAGTAGGAGACCTAGGCGAAAGAGAATTGCTAAACAGAGCACAGTTACTACTACAAGGCATTGAAGTTACGTCAGACGGTGTAGATACTGGAAATAGTAATGCTCCGGTCGTGGGTGGTATTGTTATTGAAGGTGTTCTTAATCCGCAAAACTATCCACTTAATCCAGCAGATATTGGTTGGACAACATTGAGTGGTGTTGCTCAAGGTGGTCAGCCTAGTTTTGCACAAATTGCTTCAGGCGGTAGTGTTAACTGGTCAACAGGTGAAGCTGCAACAACTGCTACAGTTAGTTCTCAAGCAGCAATATCCATAAATATGGATAGTGGGCGATATAGATCTGATAGAAACCGTAATCTTATTTGGATAAATGCTAATGATTATAGAAATACATTTGGTACAACAAGTCTGGCGCCTGTGCAAGGTAAGACAATTATAAATGCTGGCTCTTATTCAAACATACAATCAGGAACTACAATCACTGGCGGATATATGAATAACAGCGGCGATTATGGTTATTTTATATTAAGCAGAAATACTACTAATAATAACAACGATAGAATCAACGCAGCCACTGCTAATGCATATACAATACAGTCAGCAGATATACCGTTGGTTGATAGAAACTTTGCATATTTTGACAAGACAAGTTTTGATTCATCAGGCGCAAAAATAGGTACAGAATTATCCAACGGCGGCTCAGTAAGCTTTCCATCTAACACATTGATCAACAGTATAGATCTAGTAGATTTCGGCGGAACTGAATATTACGAAGTACAGTTTAACCAGTCATTTAGTGGTACACTAGCAGTGGGCACAGGCACAGTAGAATTTACGTTTGTGCAACCACCATATGCACAGCCAGGTGAAACTGTATTCTCTTTTATTGCTACACCGGGAGAACGCTCAACGCTTGATTTATCAGAATTGAAAGAACTTACAAACACACCACTAGGTGGACGAGGAACATATCCAAATGGTCCTGATGTGCTTGCACTTAATGTTTATAAAGTTGGTGGTGTTACAGCTAATGCAAATATTATTCTAAGATGGGGCGAAGCACAAGCCTAAAGGGCTTGTGCAAACTCCCACAAGTTATCAAAGATTAATGTTTGTTTTTTGATTTGTTTGTAGACATGTTTGTTTAATTGTTTTTCAGTTTCCAAACCATATCCAGTTCGCACTAGTATTGGCTTTGCTCCTATTTTATGAGCTGCTTTTAGATCACTCATTTTGTCACCTACAAAAAATCCCTTAGAAAATTTTATGTACGGATGTTCTTTTTCGCATCGCTTGAACATGCCAATATTTGGTTTAGCATATACATCATTTTTTCTACTACTTGCACTGTAGTATATTGCATCAATACTAGGACATCCTGCTTGGCCTAATAAATCTAACATCTTATTGTGTACTTGATCTACATCTCCGGGAGTCATTAACCCCTTTTCAATACCGCCTTGGTTAGTAATAACTGCTATTCTATGACCTTTTGATCTTAGCAATGCTACTGCTTCTAAACTTCCAGGAATAGGTTGAAACATCATAGGATTAGTGACGTATGTTCCTAGGTCAACATTTAATACCCCGTCTCGATCTATACCAATCACTGGCTGATTATAATCTTCATTGACTATGTTAGACTGTGTAGTATTATTTGATTCAACAAACGAACTGTCTAGTACACTTCTAGCCATTTTCTGCCTTTTGTTTTTGACTATCACCGGGAGCAACTCTATAGTTGTCCTCTACGCTGTCTGCTGTACTAACTTCAGTAATGCTAGAACTACCTTGTAAGCAAATAAGTCTATGAGGTTGTAATGGAGGATTGTGCCATACATCTCCTTCATTTAATTCTTTTTCATACATTCCAGCAGTAGTAGTATCAATCCATTGTACTTTAAATTTGCCAGTATTTACAAACCAAGTTTCGTCTTTTTCTTTGTGAAAGTGCATTGAAAACATTGCCCCTTCTTTTTCAAAGAACATAATTTTACCGCAGTACTTGTCAGTAGATGCCCAAATTAATTCGTAACCCCATCCTTTTGGAACTACGCCCTGTAATCTAGTTGGTTCATTTTCCATTAATATAATCCTCTATGCTTGTCCATTGCATATCTACTACACTATTTAAATTAGTTAAATTTGCACATGTGTATTCTTGATATTGACCTTTTAAATTTGCTGGCATCGGTATATAATTTATGCCAGCATTGTATTTGTTAGCAATAGTTTGTGCTACGGTTTCAAAACTTACAGGGTTGCCAGTACCAACATTGAATATACCTGATTGCCTTACATCAAACATTTTTTCGTGTAATTTGCAGATATCATCTACGCAAATAAAGTCTCGTTTATATTTGTCACTGTCTTCGAACAGTGTAATTACACTATCTTCTTTAGCTTGCTTTGTAAATTTAGTATAAGGACTCGCTTGATCGCCTTTGTGATTCTCGCCTTCGCCATACACATTGAAATATCTAAATCCTTGAATAATTATTTCAAACTCGTCTTGAAACTGTCCTAAGAATCTATCAAACAAATACTTTGACCATGCGTAAGGTGACTGCGGCAACAATGGCCCGTCTTCAGTAAAATGCTCTGTGGGTCCGTACACACTTGCACTAGATGCATATTGTAAATTAGTACCAAAGTTTTCACATACTTGTGCAAGCCTTACAGTAAACTCAAAGTTTTGTTCTAGTATTTGATTAACGTCAGTGTATGTAGTTGAACTAATTGCACCAGTATGTATGCACCAGTCGTAATCTTCTGTACTAGGGATGATACCAGGAGCCCACTCCCAGCCTTCTACTTCGTGTCCCTGTGCTTGCAAATATAATGCAATATTTGAACCAATGAATCCTTTGTGTCCTGTAACTAATATTTTCATTTATTTTCCTCGAGTAGTTTTTTATATTTTTCACCCCATTGTTTTTTAAATATGGGACTTATTATATTATTATTACGTTCGTGTTCACTTTGTGGAGGCCCGCCAAATATGTATCCTAATGTTACACGAGGCTCAACGTCATTTGTTGGCACACCTCTGTGCCACAAGTTACTAGGAAATATAACACAGCGATTATCTTTATAATCTATATCACATATTTTTTCGCCGCCATGATCAGGAAAATCAGTCCAAAAATCCATTCCTGTGTCTCCAGAAATAAAATGTACCATAGTCCATGCTGGAGGCCCCATATCTGCATGTACACCACCTACTAAAGTTTTTGTAGTTAGATTAAGTTGACATTGAACAAAGTGTAATGGTAGTACTTCGTCATCGTTGCTTAGTTTATCTCTAGAATCATTGAGTGCAGCAAAAGTTGCTTTGTACTCCCATGGTATTTCATGTAGACCAAATAGCGGCCATATTTTACTAAAAAAAGCGTTACCTACGTCAGGACCAACACCGTGGTGTTGACACGTTACTGGTATTGATAAAATATTTGTTTTAATAGATCTATATAACCATTCTGGTACAATATCATCGAAAACAAAAATATCACTAGACATTTAAGAAATTCCTTTCATTTACTATTCTTTATAATCTGCGTTGTTGAATATCCGCCTACTGTAGGTATAATATGCACATCAGTTAAATCATGTCCTACAACAGTTTCAACAGTATAATCTCCGCCTTTTACAATCAAGTTAGGCTGTATATGTTTAATTAACTCATAAGGAGTATCTTGTTCAAAAACGTGAACTTCATCTACCCAAGGTAGTATAGATATCTGTTCAACACGTTTTTCTATATTGTTTATTGGACGGGCGTTGCCTTTTAGGCGCTTTACGCTTGCATCTGAATTAAGCCCAACTACAAGTTTGTCGCCTAAACTACGTGCTTCTTTTAATAAATTAAAATGTCCTGTGTGCATAATATCAAACACACCGTTTGTAAAGATTACACGTTCTTCAATATCACTGCGTGTAAGTATATGTGTACCTACGTGCTGTACTGCACGTCTAGATCCTTTAATAGCAAGTTCTAAACATTGCGTATAACCATAATTCTTAGTTAAACCGTATACAAATGCAGCTAAGAAACAATCACCTGCACCAGTAACATCTGATACTTCTACTTGTGCAACAGGCAGATTATACTCAACACCATCTATACTAGCAAGTACATTATCACCGGCATTAGTAGTAATAATATTACCTTGCCACTGACAAAACCCAAACTTAGTAAATTCACTGTTATTAGGTTTTACTAACCATGCGTCTTTATATTGAGTTGCATGTTCTTTAGGATCTACAATAATCTTACAATCAAACTTATTAATATGTTCAATAATTCTTAGAGATTCGTCTAGTACACCTTTGTTATAATCACTTAATATTACATAATCGTATTGTGAAAAGTCACTACGTAATACATTTCTTAGCACAGCAGAACCGTCTGCATCTTTGTCATCGTCTATACGTGTAATATAATGTCCGTCACATATTATTCGTGTCTTAATACTACGTGGTTGATTTGTTTCAAATAATGTAACATCAACTCCTAGACTTTTAAGATTTTCATATACAAGTCCAGCACCACCTAATGTTTTAACTTCGTGTTGATATTTGACCACAGGTACTGGAGCCTCAGGGCTTATACGTTCTGAAGTGCCATAAATATATTTGTCAACGATTACATCGCCAAAAACTAATACTTTCATAATTATATTATACGTTCTTTTGTATTATCTGTCAAGAAGGTTTATAGTTTGAAACACAGTTTCTAACTTTTTTAAGTTTATTTTACTTTGTAAAGTATTACGCAATCCGTGGTGTAACGGCTTTGGCCACTTAGTAAAACTGCACCAAGCATAACCATTATGTTCGTCATTAAGAATAGGCATAAATTCAGACTGTACTACGCAAAGATATGTATGAAAATGAAAATGTGAATCAATAGAAATAAAACTTTCTAATGGGAGAGTTTTTTTAATTTCTGGTAAAAATCCTATTTCTTCTTTTACTTCTCTTTGCAAGCCTTCCCAGGGTGTTTCGGCAGCTTCGTTAGTGCCTCCTACAAGTCCCCACATATTATTACGTTTGCCGTTTGCTCTATGTAAAAAAAGAAATCTATTAGTATCTAGTGTGTAGAATAGTGCTCCACTACATGTTATTGTATTGACCATAACAGTAGTTAGCCATTCAAATCTATTCTCCATGTTCCGACTGGATATTCACCGTCTATACTTAATAACCATTCATTGTCTTTGTACCTGTACTGAATTCCGGTATTAAGATTTGTAACAAATGTTGTATTATTAGCTTCGCTAGCATCAAAAACAATAACCCATTTAGTACCATTCCATGCAACTATGTCGTTTGCATTAGCTACTAAATTGCTGTTGTCTGCATTTTTCCATGCAGCACTGCCTTCTCCAGTAGGTGCATCGCCTATATTGTCTAGAAGTAATAGTCTAAGCCCTGTAACTTTAATATCAGTAGGATCAAAATTCAAAGGATTTATTATATAATCAACAGTAGTTTTGCCGTCAATTACAGTATCTGTTGGAAAAGTATCTACATCAAAGTTTATTTCAATCTTGCCCTCGTCAAAAGGATTCAAAACAAATGTTCCAGTAACTGTAACATTACTATCTAAATTATTAAAATAGATTCTACTTACATCGGCGTTGTACACTCCTGGATGTGCTTCAAATATTTCACGCCACGATTTGGCACCTACCATACCATTGTGTATTAATTGTGCGCAACTGCTTTCTAGATACACGCCATATTGTTTATAATTTACATTAGCCATCTGATCAGCAGACAGTGTTTTAGCAACACGGTCTGCATCATTTTCTGATGTTATGCCACTGACAAAATCTGTGTATTGATTATTTTGCGGTCTACTAACTCCATCTTCAATAGTGCCTCTAGTTTCGTCAAACATACTTGTAATAATATTTGTAATAACGCCCATCTTCTTAACTTTAGTTGGAGGACTAATGTATATTGGAATGCTAAAAGTAAGCGTAGCAATATCAATTTCACTGTCTACACCTACCGGAATACTTCTGTTAGACCATTGTACATTTTCTAAATTTACAACTGTAATACTTGTCCAGTCAATAAAATTATCTGTAGTCTGCATTTCTAAACTTGGATTGAATAATACTAATATTTGTTCTAGTATCTGTAATTTTTGATCTGTGTTTGAAGCCCATATATCTGCGTTTACTCGCATCATATACGGTGTAGGTATCAGTCTTTCAACTGTGTAATTTTTTCCTTGATAGTTAAGATACTCGTTATTTTCTTCATCGTATGCTCGTTCTCTAATGTTAACAGAACGTGTATATGTTGCATCAGTGAGCCTATCTCTGTCTAATTCAAGACCAGTGAGATATACAGCAATGCGAGGAGCACTAGGTAATTTATTTTCACTATTTTCTCTAATAATATTTGCTACTTGGCGTGTTAGATCTCCGTAGGTAACCGGTACATCTTTGGTAGCACCTTTTCCGTCTTTTACAGGAAAGTTACTCAGTATACGCATCATTTGCGTAGTGTATCTTCTTATTTGGCCATCGTAAAAATGCAGCATTAGTCGTTATCCGCCCTTGGTTTTAGAGCCTTACTTAAACTCTGTCTTTCTTGTACTTCTTCACCGTCAATTGTATTAGTTGCAGTATTATTAATAAAATCTGTTTTATATGTTCTGCGTTCTAGGGTATTACTCAATTCCATTCTAATATCATCACTTACTTTAACCCAACGAATTCCGTCATACTTAAACATTCTATTCGGTAAAAAGTCAGTACGTAAAAAGTAATCACCATTTTGATTATCTAACGGAAATCCTATACCAAATCCAAATGGCGCTCCGTTTGGTGTATCCCCGCCTGAACCAACAAGATAACCTGTATAACCAGATCTGTCAGGTCTGTCGGCTATCTCATCAGTAGTAGTATTGATCCCACTAGCATCTAATTCAGTTTGATCTGCTGTCTGTAAAGCTATGCTACCATCGTCATTAGTAGCAACAGTATAATAATGGCTTATGTCAAACCCACTCTTAGGTGAATCTGCTTCTGCCTGTGCAACTACAGCATTATTAATCTGCATTTCTTTTTCATACGTAGACAGTACATCTCTTAATGTGTTATCGCTACCTTCTTCAGCAGGCAGATCAAGAATTTCTGCATATTCTTGACCATCGTAAATCTGTTTTAGCTTTAATCTATATAAGTGCGGATACCAAGTTTGTGAAAATCCTTCACTTGAACGATTAACATCTTCAACTACGTAAAAGCGTTTGAGTGCAACACTGTAATCATTAAGAGCATATTCGTCTTTCAAATGTGGCAATTCAATCACATCACCTGACATAATTTTTCTACCAAGCGTCTTTACACTGCTGTTAATATGTATAGTCATAAACAGTGTATCATTGCTTAAAAATAAACCAAACTGACTAAGATCAAAATCTATATCTTGTACGTTATATATTGCTCGCATATTATAAACATCAGGATCGTACTTTCTGTCTCTGTTTTCTAAAAATAAAAGATCTTGAATGTTTGTTTCTTTTACAGCATCGTATTCGGGCTGTGTAGCACTTCGATCTTCATCTAAAGGATTCTGAGGACCAATATATTTGTGTATATTGATATCTGTTCCGCCAACAGTAAACATTTCTTGGATTTGTTTGTCCAAAAAATGATAGTCATTGCCGCGTTCTGGTTTATATAATGATAGTCTTGGCATATACATATTTATCGCCAACGATAAATACTATACGGAGAAACCATATGGCAGATTTAGCAACACAAAAACAAGAAATATTTGATTACGTTAATACGTTCCTTGGTGGAGGAATGGTCGACGTTGAACTTGATCCGATACATTATCAAACTGCACTAACCAAAGCACTAACCCGTTTTAGACAACGTAGTGATGCAAGTGTTGAAGAATCATATATGTTTCTTACTACAGTTGTTGACCAAAACGATTATATTTTGCCAAATGAAGTTATGGAAGTGCGTAAATTATTTCGTAGAAGCATAGGTTCTAGAACCGGCGGCGGCGATGGCGGCAGTTTATTTGAACCATTTAATTTAGCATACACAAATACCTATTTGCTATCTAGTAGTAAAATGGGAGGATTGGCTACATATGATTTGTTCTCCCAACACCAAGAACTTGTAGGTAGAATGTTTGGTTCGTTTATAGAATTTAAATGGAGCAATACGAGCAAAAAACTTACTCTTTTACAGCGTCCTAGAGCAGAAGAAGAACTATTACTTTATTGCTATAATTATCGTCCTGACTCAGAACTGTTAAATGATTATCTAGCTGTGCAATGGATCAAAGACTATACCCTCGCTAGCTGTAAATATATGCTAGGCGAAGCAAGAAGTAAGTTTGCTACTATCGCAGGACCACAAGGCGGCTCCACACTAAACGGTGATACATTAAAAGCAGAAGCTCAACAAGAAATGGACAAGTTAGAATTAGAAGTAGCTATGGCAGTACCAGGCGGCACAGGCTACGGCTTCTTAATTGGTTAAAAACTTCTTGACATTTAGTATTAATTAAGTTATACTGTACGTATACTTTAAGGAGATGCTTGTGTTACCTAAATTATTAGTTGTTGGTCACGGCCGTCATGGCAAAGATACTGTGTGTGAAGTACTAGAAGATTACGGATATACCTTTCAGTCTAGTTCTAAATTTTGTTCAGAACTTTTTATCTTTAATGATTTAAAAGACAAGTACAAATATAAAGACGAAGAAGACTGTTTTGAAGATCGGCACAATCATCGTACTGAATGGTACGATATGATTCATAACTATTGCAAAGATGATCTAGCACGCCTTGGTCGCAATTTGTTTGCAGAACATGATATCTACTGTGGTCTACGTAACAAGCGTGAATTCTTTGCAATGCAAAATGAACAAATCTTTGACTACGCTATTTGGGTAGACCGCACAGATCATTTGCCTTTAGAAAGCAAAACTAGTATGAGCATAGAACAATGGATGTGCGATTATACTATTGATAATAATGGCGACTTAGCAAGACTAAAACTAAATGTTGATATTCTTATGCGTACTATCTTTAGAAGTCTGGGCGTAAGTCTCCCTGTTTCCACCGCACTCCGGTTTTCTGAAGGATACGCTGGCAGTTAGCACATACTGTTTTTAAGTTGCTAGGTCGACAATTACTCAAGTCTCCGTCAATATGAAATACATTAAATTGCTCTTCGTGATTTGATTTAAACCCGCACTTCTCGCACTCATCTTTTTTTACGTAACCTCGTTGCCTCCACAAAGGATTATCATAATTTAATCCGTGCTTCAAACATCTTTCACAAAGCTTTCTATAATAAGTTTTGCCATCTTTTTTATAATTTATAGCCGCTGGACGTTGCTTACATTGACATAAAGGTCTCATATTGTATTTACCTCACCTTTTCTATCCCTTTTTTTAGCTTATTATCGGGTAGATTTCTGCTCATCTTAATAAATACTATAGCGAAAACACTATCCAACAGGAGATTAAAAATGGCATTAGTATCACCAGGCGTAGAAGTCAATGTAATTGATGAATCATTCTACACACCAGGAGCGGCAGCAACTGTTCCAATGATCTTTGTTGCTACAGCATCTAATAAAACAAGAGCATCAGGAAACGGCCTTGCACAGGGCACAACAGCAGCAAACGCAGGCAAAGCTTATTTAATAACAAGTCAAAGAGAACTTGGAGATTTATTTGGCGATGCACTATTTGAATCAGACAATAATGGTAACATGATTCACGGCGGAGAGTTAAACGAATATGGACTCAACACAGCTTACTCATTACTTGGAGTGACAAACCGTGCTTATGTTGTAAGAGCAGATGTTGATCTTGCAGAACTTTCACCAACATCAGTAGCACCAGGCGGCGAGCCTTTAGACGGCGCACATTGGTTTGATACTACTAATACATCACTAGGCATTTTAGAATGGAATGCAGCACCAATTACTACAACAGGCGGACAATCATTTAGTACTGCTGTTGTAAGAGTTCTTACAGAAGGCACAGAAGTAACTGGCAGCGGACCGAGAGGCTCGATAGGTTCAATTGGTGAATATGCTTTAGATGCTACTGTTAATACTAATGATTTATACTACAAAAGTAATGGTAGATCACTTAATACTACTTCAGGTGAATGGGTTAAAGTTGGTAGTGCAAAATGGAAAGCAAGTTGGCCTACAGTGTCAGCTGCAACTAAAAATCCTTCAATGACAAACAGTGACACACTTACACTTAATGGTGAAACTATAACAGTGGGCGGCACAGGACTTGTAGCCGACTTAGTAGCTGCTATTAATGGTACTAGTGCATTAACAAACGCAGGCGTTAGTGCTTACAATAACAACGGCATACTAGAAATTTATTCAACAGGTGCAAATATAGTACTAGCAGACGGCACCGGTACTCCGTTAGCTGCGGCAGGAATTGCAGACGGTACTAGTGTTGCACCACAAGTGGCTATTGCACCACATACAAGCGTACCTGAATATAAGTCAAGTGATACAACTCCTGCACCAACAGGTAGTTTGTGGATTAAGACTACAGTACCAAACGGTGGCGCAAACTGGAGAGTAAAGCAGTACAGCACAGATACACAGCTTTGGAGCAACGTTTCTGCTCCGATTTATACAAGCAACGAATCTGCACTATTTGCACTAGACAAAACAGGCGGCGGCACAAATTTATTAGTTGGCGACATTTATATAAATGCAAACAAAGAAGAAATTTCACCAGCTGTTATTGATTTTCAAATTCAGCAAAAGTTTAGAGCAGGCGCAACGCAAGTAGTATCTGATACAATTAGTACAATTTCTGCAGGTGATTATAGCTTTGATTTAGGCGAAACTATTGTTAATAGTGCTACACTTACAAATAAAACTGTAGGTCCGATTACTTTACTTGGCGACGAAGATGACGCAGAATTAATAGCTACTGCGATTAATAGTACAGCATTTACAAATGTAATTGCATATGTTAACGCAACAAATAAAGTAGTTATAGAACACAAACTAGGTGGCGACATACGCATAGATGATACAGATGGGTTGTTTGCAGCTATGGGAATGGCAGGTTTGAACGCAGCTGGATCAAATTCAGCTACAGCAACACCTGGACTTTTTGTTGCACCAACTGGCGATTCAAAGTATGGATTAGTAGCTTCAAACTGGAAGCCATTAACTTATACAGCATCTGAAAATGAGCCATTAGCACTTACACAAGACGGCCAACGCTGGTACAATTCAACAATCGATGAAGTTGATATCATGATACACAATGGCACTACATGGGTTGGTTATCAAAATTACAATGGAGATTATGCTAATACAAACCCAGCAGGTCCAATTGTAAGCGCATCAGCACCAAAAGCCGCAGACGGACAGTCAGACGCATCTCCATTAGTTGATGGAGATCTTTGGATTAGTACAGCAGATTTAGAAAACTTTCCACTAGTATATCGTTGGAATGGCACTTCTGAAGAATGGGTATTGATTGATAAAACAGATCAAACTACAGAAAACGGTATAGTATTTGGCGATGCACGTTGGTCACTCACTGGCGGCGCAACTGATGGACCGTTTGTTGGCGCAGATATTGACGAGTTACTAACTAATGATTTCTTAGATCCAGATGCTCCAGATCCTGCACTATATCCAAAAGGTATGTTGCTTTGGAACACACGTAGAAGTGGATTTAATGTTAAGCGTTTTGTACGTAACTACGTCGATGTAGCAGGTGCCAACGGACGTTTCTTAGTAGACGATCCGCAAAGTGTAGATCCAGCAGACGTAATTGACGAGCCAATGGCTAGTTACTATCCACACAGATGGGTAACAGATTCAGGTAATAACGAAGATGGATCAGGTACATTTGGACGTTTTGCACAGCGCAAGAGTGTTGTACAAGCATTACAATCTTTAGTTAATAGCAATCAAGATATACGTGACGAAGAGTCACGTCAGTATAACTTAATTGCAGCTCCGGGTTATCCAGAATTAATTGGTGAAATGATTACATTGAACGTAGATCGTAGATTGACTGCGTTTGTTGTAGGCGACACACCAATGCGCTTAACACCAGATGCTACTTCATTGAATGAATGGGCAAATAATGTTAGAGGTGCACTTGAAGATAATGATAATGGTGCAGTGTCTAAAGACGAGTATCTAGGCATGTATTACCCAAGTGGCTTTACAAGTGATAACTTTGGAAATAACATTGTAGTTCCAGCTTCACACATGGCACTACGTACACTTGTACTAAACGACCAAGTTGCGTTCCCCTGGTTTGCTCCAGCAGGTACAAGACGCGGTGGCGTAAGCAACGCAACAAGTTCAGGTTATATTAGTAGCGAAGGCGAATTTGTTGGCGTTTCACTTAACACTGGTCAACGTGATACACTATACAGCAATCAAATAAATCCAATTACGTTTATTAATGGTGCTGGCTTAGTTGTATTTGGTCAGAAGACTCGTGCAAGAAATGCAAGTGCATTAGACAGAGTAAACGTAGCACGTTTAACTGTGTACTTACGTGGACAGCTTGAGTTACTTGCAAGACCTTACTTGTTTGAACCTAATGACAAAGTAACAAGAGATCAAATTAAATCAGCTGCTGATCAACTACTATTAGAACTTGTAGGATTAAGAGCTGTATATGACTTCTTGGTAGTGTGTGATGAAACAAACAATACACCAGCAAGAGTTGATAGAAACGAACTTTACTTAGACGTAGCTATTGAACCGGTTAAGGCGATTGAATTTATTTACATTCCGCTAAGACTTAAGAACACTGGAGAAATTTCGGCACTAGGTTAATATGCGTACTTAATGGATGGGGAAAATTCCCCATCCTATTATGCATAAATACTATTGTAACAGGAGACAAGAATGCCAATTACAACATTAACAAATATTTCAATCCCAACAGAAGATGGGGGCGGCAGCAATAGTTCATTGCTAATGCCAAAACTTCAATATCGTTTTAGAGTGATGTTTGAAAACTTTGGAACAACAGGCGGACCAGATGGTATCCGTGAAATCACAAGACAAGTAGTAGACGTAACTCGTCCTAATTTGACTTTTGAACAAATGACCCTAGATGCTTATAACTCAAGAACATATCTTGCAGGTAAGCATAATTGGGAGCCAATTACATTGACACTACGTGAAGATGCAAACAACAACGTACAAAAAATTGTTGGTCAGCAACTTCAAAGACAGTTTGACTTTTTTGAACAGTCTAGTGCAGTATCAGGTGGTTCTTATAAGTTTATTACTAAAATAGAAATACTAGACGGCGGCAACGGCGCAAATGGTTCTAACATTATTGATAGATTCCAACTAGTAGGTTGTTACTTAGAATCAGCAAACTACAACACACTAGCATATGCAACAAGTGACGCAGTTACAGTTTCTTTAAGTATACGCTATGATAATGCTATCCAATTTGGTAGTGAAGAACAGTTTAGCGGAGTTGGCGAAGCTATTACACGAGCTGCTCAAGACTCTGTCAGCGGCACACAAGCTACTGGCTAATAGTACTAAACAGGTATTCTTGTTTAATTAAGAAAGTAGGGATCTTTACAGGTTCCTACTTTTTTATTATGTACGCACAAATTTTTTAAGATAAATATACTTATGAGTTGGTGGAATAGTTTTATAATACCTAGAGATGTTAACACGCATTTGCGTGACGCTCGGCATGCACATAATCTTTTTACACAATATGGTCATATATTTTCACCAAAGGTAAAATTTTTATATCATGTTGTTTTTGAACCTGCGTTAGATAATCAAAAACCCAATACTAGACAATTTAATAAGCAAATAGGTGTGCTTGTAAAAAGTGCCGACTTGCCTGGATTTAGAGCAAGTATTGAGAATAAACAACAATATAATCGAAAAAAGAATCTGCAAACAAGAATAGATTATGAAGATTTAAGAATTGTTCTGCATGATGATAATCTAGGTGCTACAAGATCGATGCTTGAAGAATACTACAGATTTTATTTTCAAGACGGTAATCATAAATTAAACAATTCACGAGGAACTCCAGACGGGAGTTTCGGAGCACGAGACAAGTACAATAGCTCAACGCCGAACTACGGTATGAATAGCTATCGTAACGGACCATTTTTTGCTAATATTAGAATATATCAATTGAGTTTACAAAATTGGTTTAGTTATACACTTATTAACCCTTTATTAAGCGGATGGGACCATGGCGGCGTTGACAGTAGCGATGGCGCTACGCCTAATGAAAATTCAATTACAGTAGCACATGAAGGTGTGTTATACGATAATGGAATTATTGGAGAAGACGGAGAACCTAAACACTTCACCGATCCTGAAACTGGATATGATAATACACTAAGTCCATTATCTAGTGAAGTAAATGACAAATCAAAAGATTATGTGTTACCATCGTTATTTGATCTTGTAGAAGATATTTTTGATATTAGTTTGCCATTTGGATCTAATAATCCAGGATCTACTCTCGCTGGAAATATAGCAACATCAGTATTTAGATCAGCAGCAAGAGTTCCAGCAACTTCTAATTCAATTCTGGGATACTCTATTCCTGTTAATGATATTAATATAAATAGAAAAGCCGACATTGTACTCAAAAGTCCTAAGTATAGCGGTGATCCTGAAACTATATATAATCAATTGTTAGATGATCCGATAGCATATAATACTTTTTTAGCAAGAGCAATCAATAACAAATATATAGAAGGCGTAACGTGGAATGATTATTTGCTATTAAGTCCTGAAGCAAAATCTAGGATCCTTACTGATATAAGGAATCGTGTATTAGCAGGAGATTATAAGCTATTTACTTTCATGGTACAGTCATTGGAAGGAAGATTATGAAATCAGATTATCAAGAAAAATTAACAATTGACGATACACAAAAAATATTCAATAACTATTTTAAAAATGATATTGGCTATAATGCAAGTGAAGTAAATGCTGTAATAGGTTATTTTCTAAAAAGAGGGTTTGATACAATAGCAGCAACAAACACAGCAGCAATTTTTTTACAACAAGCGCGAATAGATAAAATACCTGTATTTAAATTAATAGATACATTAAAAGGTTTAAACGATATAGAAATAGATAATGTTATATCACAAATATTAAATCTATACAGATCAAAAACTTCTTCTATAGGATTTAAAAAAAATACAATTTTGTCACTAGTTGAACAAAGAAATATTATTATATAAAGGCAATATCATGTCTAGATTTGCTCAAGGTAAATTCAATCTAAAAAATGTAGAGAAATATATAGGTAACAAAACACCTACTTACCGCTCTGGTTGGGAATTTACTTTTATGAAATTCTGTGACGAACATCCTAGTGTTGCAAAATGGGCAAGTGAAGCAATAAAAATACCATACCGCAATCCGTTAAGTGGTAAACAAACAATCTATGTGCCTGATTTCTTTATAGTTTATAGCGACCGTAAAGGCAAGCAAAGAGTTGAACTTATAGAAGTAAAGCCAAAAAATCAAACGGTAAAAGAAAAAGTAGGACGTAGTAAACACAATCAAGCCCATTGGATAGTTAATCAAGCCAAATGGGAAGCAGCTAGAGCCTACTGTAAACAAAATGGAATATATTTCCGTATTGTTACTGAAGATGATATTTTTCATACTGGAAAAAGAAGATAAATAATAGTAGCATATAATGGAATGGACCCATGACTAAAAAATTAGAAGACCTATTAAACTTACCTGATTCTAAAGAAATTATAGAACAAGCAGAAGCACAGGAAGTTGAACAGTCTAAACACGATATAGAACGTGAAGAAACATTTCGTGATATTGCTGAATTTGACAAGATTACTGCTGCGTTACCTAGTGTTAAAGGGCTAGGCGATGCAGCTGATAAAGAGCTTAACGAAGTAGCTAACAAAGCAATGCAGGCATACGAAGATCTAATGGATCTAGGTATGAATGTTGAAAGTCGTTATAGTGGAAGAGTGTTTGAAGTTGCTGGCGGAATGTTAAAAACGTCTTTAGATGCAAAAACAGCAAAGTTAGACAAAAAATTAAAAATGATTGAGCTACAGCTAAAGAAAGAAAAAATGGACAAAGATGGAAATGCCTCTGTTGGTGATATAGTAAACGGCGAAGGATACGTTGTAACAGATAGAAACAGTCTATTAGAAAAGCTCAAAGGCATGGATAAAGATAAATAATATATAAACTAAGGATCATTGCGCAATGAGATCATTTACAGAAATACTTACAGAGTCTAAAAAGACTTATGAATTTAAAATAGGCATAGCTGGAGAATGTCCAGAAGACTGCGTAGAAAAAATGGAAACTGCTCTAAAAAAATATGCAGTAGCTAATATTACAACCGGTAAGAAGACGCCTATACAAGAACGTCCATTAGACTTTCCACAATTACAAAATATGGAAGTTACTTACTTTGAAGCAGAAGTAACCTATCCAACTACTCCGCAAGTGCTGCAAGAATATTTAGGACAATGCTGCGGCATTGATCAAGCATATATTATTGTGCGTAATATGGGTGATCCGAGAGAAGAGTATCAAGAAACTAAAGATGATGCTCCATACGAATCAATGCTAGACAAAGAAGACATGGGCGGCGAAAGTGCTCAAGATTCAGTAGCAGGTAGTCGTGTAATGGACTTATTAAAAGAATTAGAAACTGCTCGTAAAGAACGCGACCACGATGCAGCAGAAGGAGCACCAGTAGGCGAATCAGCTGACATTGGCGATACTGAAAATACTAAAGCGGTCGTGGGAGGTTAACACTATGAATATGAAAAATTTAATTCAGCAAATGACTGATATTGAGAATTCAAAAAAAGAACAAATTAACGAAGCAGCATCAATTACTATTAGTGCAGAAACAGGCGCAGAAATATCAGATATGATTGCTTCTATGCAGGGTAATGCTGGCATGCAGTCTAAGCCAGCTTTGTTGCCACCAAGTTTAGGCATGCGCAGCGATATGGAAAAGTTTCGTACTGCAATGGACGATGATCCAAAAATTCCTGGTAAAGATGACGTCGATGGCGACAAAGATTTACAAGCAGGACTAATTGGTGCACTAGCAGGCGGAGCATTAGGCTCAGCAGCAGGCGCCGCAACAGGCGCAACAGGAGCTATAGCAGCAAAAGGTGCAGCCGCAGGGGCCAAAGTAGGGTCAGGTATTGCTGGAGCAATGGGCAAAGGTATGTTAGGAAAAGCAGCTGGTGGAGCAATGGGTTCTAAAGTAGGCTCAGCTGTAGGTAGTGCATTACCAGGAGCAGCAGGCGCAGCTATTGGTGACAAAATGACTGGCGACACAGACGAAAGTTATGCTAACGAGCCTGATGCACAGTACGGTGACACGAGCGATGCTATTCCAGATGGCAATGATTTAAATCGCAAGAAGAAAGCATACGCTGCTACACAAGATGGCGATAACCCAATGGCTGTTGAAAACATCAAAGCAACACTAATGGCAGCACTTGCTGAAAAGAAGATGCCTATGGGCGCAGGACCAGATGGTAAAAAAGGCACTGATGACGATAAGCCTGCTTTCTTAAATCAAAAGACTGGTGACAAGAAAAGCAAAGGCGGAAGCAAGCCTAAAAAAGGTGTAGTACCTCCACAGTTTAAGAAAAAAGGCAGTTAATAAGGAAAGATAAATGGTAGCAGTAACAAGAGTAAACGGATTATTATGTACAGCTGGCACTATACACTCTGAAAGTGTTAAAGCATATTTAATTACAGTACAAGTTGCTGGTAATACAGATGTTGATTTAAGAGCAGAAGATGATGCAGTTGATGAAGCAGTAGAGCTAATTGTAAAAGAAGTTAATCCTCTGATGTTTTCTGTTAAAGATGATGCCTCAGGTGAAATTCATATTATTATGGACGTGAACAGTTCAGCGGCAGACATACAACAACGTATTAGGAATCTAGGTACAACAGTAGGACCTAATAATGTTGATGTAACAGGCACAGATGTTGTAGAAGCAACTGGCTTAACCATTACTGGTTAATTAAGAATCCCCCAGCAAACTCAATAGGCTCTTAGGAGCCTATTTTTTTCAATAAATATCAATATGTCAAACTACTTTTTTAGCGAAAGCGATCTTACTCCGTTATATAATGCAGTTCCATCATTTATAGAAGAGACTGTCTCGTTGTGCCATGTATGCTACAATCATTTGCCTGCATTAAAATATGAAAAAGATGGAAAATTATATCTTGTAAAATACTGCAAAGATCACGGTATACATCATTATGTTATTGAAAATGATATAGACTTCTATCAAAGTTTAAATTGTGAATACAACAAGCCTTGGGACTTTAACGGCGGTGTTATGATCGAAGGAAGTGATAGATGCAATTTAGATTGTCCGCATTGCTATCATATTCCAAATAATAAAATACAAGATCCTGCACAAGAACTTTTAATGTCTCAAGTTGCAGATATTGAATCTAAAATGAGATGGCCGGGAGATCCCTTTTGGGTTGTGCTTTTAGCAGGTGCAGAACCTACTCTAAGAAAAGACTTTCCGTACCTATTAGAGAGAATAAAAACAGACTATAATAATACTATACAATGCTATGTAATGTCAAACGGAATAAAATTTGAAGATGTAAATTTTGTAAAATCGTCAAAATCTGCAGGATTAGATAGTGTGTGCTTTGGTTTAAATCATCCTACATATAATAACAATATGATAATTAGAAACAAACAAGAACGTGCAGTTTATAATATTTTAGAAGAAGACTTAGGACTAAATTATCTTAGTTATACTATGAATAATTTTAACGAATTAAATGATATTATGCAAGAAATTTTATATAAAGGATGGACACCAACACATTTTAGAATTCGTTACGGAAGTGATATTGGAAGAAATACTGGACAAGAACGATTGTTTTTAAGTGATGTCTTTAAAAGTGTACAAAGATGGTGTCAAGATAATAATAAAAGTTTTGAAATTATTGAACCGGCTGATAACAACATATATCACATAATGGTTAAAGTAGAAGACAAATATATAAGATTAATACAGTGGTGTGACGAATACGATATTGATATGGAAAGTTTGAAATCAGGACCTTGGAGTGATTTTACGCCAGGCTCTATAACTAATTTTTTAAATCAAATTATTAGAAGAAATGCGTGGAAAAACAAAGGATTAACTCTTTTAGATAGCCCCCCAGAAAGATATCACATGAGACAAATACCAATAACTGATAAACTAGATTTAAAAAAGCTAATATAATTTAACTTATTCAAATAGAGTCTACAGACTCTATTTCTTTGAATAAATATTACTATGGCAGCATCACTAGACGGCGTCTTAATTAAGAAAGCCAATAAACAAGAAACTTATACAAACGAGCAAGTTGAAGAACTGCTGAAGTGCATGGATCCTGACGAAGGGTACTTACACTTTGCAAGAGCATTTGCATTTATTCAGCATCCCGTAAAAGGTAAGTTGTTGTTTGATCCTTATGAGTACCAATTACGTTTGATGCACAGCTACCATAGCTATCGTTTTAATATTAATATGATGCCTAGACAAACAGGTAAAACTACGTGTGCTAGTATATACCTTGCTTGGTATGCTATGTTTAATCCAGACCAAACTATTCTTGTTGCTGCACACAAATACACAGGTGCGCAGGAGATTATGTCACGCATACGTTTTGTGTACGAAACTTGCCCTGATCATATTAGAGCAGGTGTTACAAGTTACAACAAACAATCAATTGAATTTGAGAACGGCTCACGCATTGTAGCGCAAACTACAACAGGTAACACAGGACGTGGTATGAGTATCTCGTTACTATATTGTGACGAGTTTGCATTTGTGCAGCCTAACATTGCGGAAGAGTTTTGGACTTCAATATCACCTACACTAGCAACTGGTGGCCGTGCTATTATTACAAGCACACCAAACTCAGATGAAGATACATTTGCTACTATTTGGAAACAAGCAGAACAAAAGTTTGATTCCCACGGCAATGAGCAAGAACTAGGTATAAATGGATTTCATAGTTTTGTTGCTGAATGGCACGAACATCCTGATAGAGATGACAAATGGAAAGAAGAAGAAATTGGTCGTATTGGCGAAGAGAAGTTTAGACGTGAATACGGTTGTGAATTCTTAGTATTTGACGAAACACTGATTAATTCAATTAAACTTGCTGTAATGGAGGGTGCAAACCCTATTTTAAATATGGGTCAAACTCGTTGGTATAAAAAGCCAACTAGTCAATATACATATGCTATTGCACTAGATCCTAGTATGGGTACAGGCGGAGACTATGCCGCGATTCAAGTTTTTGAATTACCTAGCTACGAACAAGTTGCTGAATGGCAACATAACCAAACTGCTATTCCAGGACAAATAAGAGTACTTGCAGACATATGTAAATACGTTGAGCAAGAAACAGGAAACACAAATGGCATATATTGGAGTGTTGAAAACAACGGCATTGGAGAAGCTGCACTAATTGTAATTAATGACTTTGGAGAAGAAAACATTCCGGGACTGTTTGTAAGCGAACCTATGCGTAAAGGACATGTAAGAAAGTTCCGCAAAGGATTTAATACTACACACGGTACTAAAATTACAGCATGTAGTAGATTAAAAACAATGGTTGAAAATGACAAAATGACAATACATAGTAAGCCATTGATATCAGAACTCAAAGGATTTGTTGCCACAGGATCAAGTTTTCAAGCAAAGTCTGGAATGACTGATGATTTAGTTAGTGCTTCATTACTTGCATTACGAATGATGTCAGTACTCAAAGACTGGGATCCAAGAGTGTATAATACATTTACACAGGCAGAAGACTTAGAAGATTATGAAGCACCTATGCCAATTTTTATAAGTACAAACTATTAATACGTTGATAAATACAATATGCAGAAATTTGATAAAATAAGCGAAGATCTTTTCAACAAATTACGTGGTAAATTCCAAACCATTACTATCGGCGACAAAGACGGAAATGTAACTAACGACCCAAGTGTTGCAAGATTTTTTGACTTTTCTTATAATACCGGCAGCAATGACATCGGCAAAGTTAGTGTGAGTATATCCGAAGAAGAAGGACTAACGGTAATTTATTCAAAAGATATAGTTCAATTTGAAGATGATATCTCTAAAAGAGATTGGTTTGATTTTTTAAAGGAACTTAGAGTTTTTAGTAAAAAAAGATTATTAGATTTTAGTATTAGAGATATTAATAAATCAAATTTAAACAAAAAAGATTATAAATTTTTAGCAAATCGATCTGGGGACGATACAATGACAGAATCAAAACTTTATGGCACAAGCCGTATTAGCTATCAAAAAGTAGGCGAAGCACGTATTGTGATTAAACATACAGAAAGTATTAATCAAGAAAGTGCAACAGGACGCACACAAAAGCTTGGCAAAATCTACATAGAAAGTGCAGACGGAGAAAGATTCCGTTATCCATTCAAACATCTTAGTGGTGCTAGAGCAATGGCTCGTCACGTTAGCGAAGGCGGCAACGCATATGATGATTTTGGTAAGCACATTGTAGGCCTATCAGAAGAGATGTCAAAACTACGCAAGTTTAAAAACTACATGGGACGTAGTGCTGTAATGGCAGAAAGCCTAGCAGGATATACAGACATTGTTAAAGAGCGTATTGCTACAGTTAAGAAAACAATCGAATCACTGCAAAAACCAGCATACTATGCAGAAACATTTGAAGCATTTGAAACCCCAGTAATGGAAGATGTTCCTAGTGATGTTGCTGAAAATTGGATTGACCAATTGACTATCAAACAGTTTAACGAAGAACTATCAGATGTATTTCCGTACATTTATAACTTAGTAAGTGAAGCTACTAAAGCAACAGATTTAGGTCCAGAAGAATTGGTTGACGAAGCAAGCAAAGGCATTGAAGCAATGAAAAAAGCAGGCAATGCAAAAGCAGATGCAGAGGCAAAGGAACGGGCAAAAAAAGACAAGTCGGTAGAAGAGTCAGGTTTACAATATCACACTGGTGTTAAGAAGCACGGTAAAGAGTATATGAAAAAGGCTGCACAAGCAGGTCGCAATGGCGCAAGTCAAGAAGAACTAGGCGCATTAAAAGACAAATATAGCAAAGCAGAAAAAAATAAAAAAACAAAAGAAGAAATTGAACTAGAGCAAGGCTTTGAAGAAATGATGGGCCAGTTTGGTGAAGAACGTACAGACGAATTTCTTCCAGCATTAGCTATTCCTGCATTAATAACTGCGGCAAGAATAGCAGCACCAAAACTTATACAGATAGGCGCAAAGATACTTACTAAAGGAGCGCGAGGCGCAGGTGCAGTTGCTAAAGGCGCAGGCAAAGTAGCAATTAAAAATCCAGGAACTACAGCAGCAGTAGGCGGTGGCGCATATGTTGGCAAAAAAGCAGGCGATGCTATTGACGCAGTAGGCGACATGGCAGGCGACCTTGCAACTTCAGCAGAAGAAATCCTTGCAAAAGCTGAAGGCGGAATTGAAGCTATTCAAGGCGAGATTTCAGCATTTTTAGGCGGCGATGCAGTTAAGCAAGTTGCAGCAATGGCAGCAAAATACGCATTACCTGCACTAGCAGTAGTTGCATTATTATATGGTGGCAAAAAAGTAATTGATATGCTCAGAAGTAAAGACGATGACGAAATGCAAACTGCCTCTATAGAAGAAGTAGCAGGACCAGATAAGTGCTGGCCTGGACATAGAAAAGTCGGTACACAAGCAGGCACTGGTAAAAACAAAGGCAAACGTGTAAACAAATGTAAGAAGATTGAGTCAGAAGAAGAAGTACAAGAAGCATATATTGACACAAGTAAAGATGCTATAGAAGTATTAGGCGCACTACGTGGCAAAGGAAAAGCAATTGAACGTGGACAAGATGACGATCAAGGCAACTTAGCAAATCAGTACGTAAGTGATGTATGGGATGTGTATTCATTTATTGAAGCAAGAACAAATGGATTTAGCGGACTAGACAAAGGTGCCAAAGCTGCAATTGACGCAATGATGAAACTACGTGGTGAAGCAAAGAAACTAGAAACTCAGCCAGGATCAGGTAAAAATGCTCGCTTTGGTAATCAAATTGTAACTGCATTGTATCCTGTAATGGAATATCTATATACAACAGACTTTGACAGAAACAAAAAAGAAGACGACACTGAAGAAGGCAACGAGTTTGCAAAAAAAGTAAGAGACCTAAAATCTAAAGGTGGCAAAAAAGGCGATAAATTTAAAACATCAGATGGTGAAGAACACGTATTAGAAGACGAAAAGACACCACTAGGCGAGTTCATTCTATCATACTACGATAGAGAAACAGGCGCATTTCCAAAAGGCGAAACCGCAGTACTTACTATGGTAGAAAAGGACTACGGTGAGCAGTTCATAGAACCTGCTAAGGCGTTTATTGGGCAAGTTCAAGCTTTATTCGACGAATACCAAATGCAAACACAACCACAACAGATGGAAGTCGACACACAGTTTGATCGCATGAAAGAACTTGCCGGTCTCCGTTAATTTTTAAGGATACAAAATATGGCTATCACAAATAAAGAAGAATATAAAAATAGATTAAATGAATTTATAAATTTAGGACATTCTCCGTTTGATGAAACTGTAGTACGTCAACTGTATGCTGAGACTCAAGAAGGTAATTTAAGTGACGGAGAAATACTTGAAGTGTTGAAAGAAATGTTTGATAGTCCGTTCATTACAGAAAGGTTGTTAGACGAACTAAGACAAAAATATAATTTAAGTTAAGAAGTTGTAAGGATCTTTATATATGAGCATCAAGACACCACTAGATTTTGCAATAAGAGTTACAGAAGTAATTCCGCATAATGGCATAAATCGAGAACCTACCAAACAAGAGTTAGAAATAATCTTTAATGAGCTTGCAGAAGGCGGCAACGTGTTTACTATAGCTGAACTAGCAAAAATGACTAGACAAACTTATGAAAATGTATTTTATACAGAAAGATGGTTAAAAGACACACTAGAAAGAAACAACATTACTTACGAAAAAAATTAAAAAAAAACTTGACAAGATAAATATTAGAGTGTAGTATATATTATGTGCTACACAATTTAGGCACTAAGAGCAGTAATAACACTGTTCTAACATAGGCATACATTATAGGAGAAAAGGCACTATGGCATCATTAGCAGAAATCCGAGCAAAGCTCAAAGAACAAGAGAACCGCACTTCAGGTGGTTCAAATGGCCCAAGCGGTCCAAACCCAATTTACCCATTTTGGAATATGAAAGAAGGCGAGAGTTCAACTCTACGTTTCCTTCCTGACGGTAACGCAGACAACACATTCTTCTGGGCAGAACGTTTGATGATCAAACTTCCGTTCGCAGGAGTCAAAGGCGAAACCGATTCACGTCCAGTACAGGTACAAATTCCATGTATGGAAATGTACGGCGAGACATGTAATATTCTTAACGAAGTCCGTGGCTGGTTTAAAGACGCAAGTTTAGAAGACATGGGTCGTAAGTATTGGAAGAAGCGTTCATACGTATTCCAAGGCTTTGTTACAGATAATCCACTTGCTGACGATCAAGCACCAGACAATCCAGTTAGACGTTTTATTATTGGTCCACAGATCTTCCAGATCATTAAGCAGGCACTTATGGATCCTGACATGGAAGAGTTGCCAACAGATTATACTGCTGGTGTAGACTTCCGTCTTAATAAAAGTTCAAAAGGAGGTTACGCAGACTATTCAACATCAAACTGGGCACGTAGAGATCGTCCACTTAGTGATGAAGAAATGAATGCAGTAAACACACACGGATTGTTTAATCTAACAGACTTCCTTCCAAAGAAGCCAGACGAGACTGCACAGAAAGTAATGCATGAAATGTTTGAAGCGTCAGTAGACGGTGAAGCATATGATGCAGATCGTTGGAGTCAATATTTCCGTCCTGCAGGAATGCAAGCACGTACAGGAGATCCACAAGTAGCGGCATCTCCACAAGCAACTGCTGTAAGCCAGAGTGCTCCAGTAGCAGAAACACCTACTCCAGTAGCAGAAACACCTACACCTACACCTGCTCCAGAAGCGGCTCCAGAGGCTGCAAGCGGCGGCGATGCAAACGACATTCTAGCAATGATCAGAGCACGTCAAGGACAGTAATAACTATGGGGGAGAAATCCCCCGTACATTTAATTTAGGAGATATTATGGCTAATAAAGCTTTTGATCCGACTAAGTTTCGGACGGCACTAACAAAATCTATTTCAGGAATGAGTGCAGGATTTAATGATCCTACTGACTGGATTAGTACAGGCAACTTTGCACTCAACTATCTTATCAGCGGTGACTTCCATAGAGGTGTTCCAATGGGTAAGGTTACAGTTTTTGCAGGAGAGTCTGGTGCAGGTA